AGTCTCTGCCAACAGAATCTTCTCAAGTACCTTTGTTATCATCCAGCAATACCAACTGGCATTGTCGCGGTCGTCGCAACTGGGCTCAGTTATCCGAAACTGCTGATTCTCGACAACGAGCCACGCATTAGTGGCGTCTGGAATACAGCCCTCTCTGTGCTCATCGTCAGGCACAAGGGCGAAGCTTATTCGTGTATACTTCGCGGCCAACTCACGTTCGCGCTCCGTTGCTTCAGGCGGCAACTGAGGCTGCCGCCTCCGAAACGGTTTATCATCCTTCGAGGGGTCGAAGCTCAAGTAATCGTCTGGGTCGTGTTGTGATGCCATTACGCTTGCTCCTGTGCTCTCTTCTCACGAATTACCTTGACTACGTTTTGCCAACTATGGACGTGGATTCCTTTGCGCCATTGCTTCTCTGCCACGAGCTTCGCGGAACTTGGCCACCACTCCCACCGTCGCAGTCGACCATCGGGAAACATGATGATCCAATGGTGCCCGTCGTTGTGACGCTCGACAGTTGCTCCGATGATTGAGAATCCGATTGATGCCGCGTCGAATTCCCTGTTGGCAATTCCCAGCCTTCCCGAATGACGTTCACGCCACCCACGAGGAACCCGCTGGCCTTTCTCTCTGACGTGCTCGACATCTCGGAATCTCTTTCTGCGTCGTGACAAATCACGCTTGCTCCTGTGCTGGTGTGAGTTCAGCTTTACGTGCAGCGTACAGCGGTCGAAGCACGTCCTTTACCGCGTCACTCTTTTTTGCGAGTCCTCTGACAATCATCCCCAACGCTTCCAACGTCTCAGCCGACGCAATCTCTTTCGTGCAATCTGCCACGTAGGTTGATTCGGATTCGGTTAGTGTTGGTGGATCTGGCTTGGCTGGCTGACTGGTTTTCGTCTGGTCAAGTCGCTTTACGATGTACGCGCCCTTTGCACCCTTGCGGATCGTGACGACAAAAGCCATCTCAGTTTGCGGCAAGTCGGATAGGTGGCTGATCCGAAGCCCACCGCATTTTAGGCCGGCGTACTTGACTTCACCGTCTCGAAACAACCGCATGCTTCGGCCGATCCACGACTTGCCTTGTGTTCCGTCGTCGCCCCAAGCGTGAATGAATACCCGTCTCATCGAAAGGCACGGCATGTAAGGCTGATGTCCGCCGTCAATTACCATCTTCCACGGCTGCTGTGCGTTAGAGCGATCAACCTCAATGTCGAGAAGTTTGACGGTGATCGGGCCGCATACCAAATCATCCGCGTTCAACTGATCGGATTTGGCTTTAATCGTGTCGCTTAGGTCTGTCATTGGAACTCCGATGTCATTGCTGTTTGACTTTGAAAGATGATTTCGTGCTTCTGCTTTCGGATAGTCTTCTCGACTCGCTCAATCTCAGCAAGGAACGTGAATAGGTGTTCCGCGATCTTCGATTGATAAGACTCTTCCGCTTCGTAGCAAACATGGAAAGGCTCTAATTCTGGATGCCATGCGTAGAAGTCCCATACAGGGCAACCACAGATAATCATTGATCCTTGCACTTGCGGCTTACTATAGAACTCACCATTGACTGGATTGAGCTTCATTTGCATTAGTACTTCGGGAGAAACGCATTTGATCTCTACACCACGATCGCACTTCCAGTGAGACTCATCGACTTTCCGTACGTTCACCAAACGATCCGGCGAGCATCCAAACAGGTCGGAGTAATCCGGTAAGACAAACCCGGCTTTCGTTGTCTTAACGCCGAATTGTTTCTCGTAGGCATGCGCGGCATTTGGCTCGTTTTCTCGGCCCCAATCCATCCATAGCGTTGGCATTCGTTCGACGCGGGCCAGTTTCATTCGAGCGGCAACGATCTCGCAGGCGTACTTCGTTGACTGCTTTGAGTAGTCGCACTTGGACGGCGTGATGAACTCATGGAATCGGCTCGCAGTAGGGCGAACACTGCGGATCTCTGCCCAAGCGTCCGATCCCTGCTCCACTGGAATAATTCTCACAGCGTGCCTTTCTCAAGTCGGACCATCAGGTCACGAAGTCGCTCGATGAAGTCAACACCGAGTTGATTGAATTGCTCCATCGCTTCTGGTGACGATAGAACAGGCAACGGAATGTCCGACAGTGCAACGATATAGGCGTCGATCTTCTCGCGATCCGGTGCCAGTGCTGCGATACGTGCCGCCTCATCTGCCGCGTCTTTGGCTTCAGCTTCCTTGCGTGCGATCTCGGCCAATCGTTCACGTTCGATGCGGTCTGCCTGTTCCTTGGCGGCCGTGGCGATACGTTCGGCTTCCTCTTTGGCCTCTTGCTCTTTGCGGAATGCTTCGGCGCGGGCTTCCTGTTCTTTGGCCTTCTCGTAATCCAGTCGCATCACGACGAGATGTTGCTCGAATTCCGCATCGGTCAGTTGCATCATCTCCGATGCCTGCGCGTCGGAGTTAATCGCACTAAGGCAAGCCGCCCTAAACGCAAGCCTCTTTTTTCGCTCCGCATTCTCGGCGTCTTCAATCGCCTTTTGCCTGGCTTCAATCTCGGCTCGCTGTCGGTCGAATTCCGCCTGTTGCTCGGCTTGCTTCTTTGCGAGTTCGGCTTGCTGACGTGCAATCTCGGCCGCCTGTGTTGCCTGTTCTTCCGCGACCTTTGCGAGTCGTTCGGCTTCTGCTTTGCGTGCCGCTTCCTCTTCTGCCTTGGCTTTCTCGGCGGCGTCGAATGCCGTTTTCTTCTCGTCATAAAAAGCATTGAATGCAGGAGCATCCATGAACTGCAATTCGATCATCGGGACCATCACGTTGATCTTGGCAAGCACGTCACAACGGCGTTTGTTCTCGACTTCGCGGGCTTGCTTTTCGACTTCGGCCAGTCGCTCGGCTTCACGCGCCGCAGTTTCCTCGAGTTCCTTGAGTCGAGTTTCTTCGGGAGTGATAATCGCGGTCAACTCTTTGGCAACGGAATCAACTTTCTTTCCGTATGCCAGTGCGTCGGCCTTGAGTTCCTTACGCTTGGCTTCTATGGTTGTCCGCATCTTCTGGAGCGACAGGCGATTCTCGCGAGCCAATGCCATTCCCTTCGCGTCGTCCGGTCCTGTGACTGTGACGAGCTTTGACTTATCGACAGTCTTTTGGATCTCAGCTTTCGCAATGCCGTACTTGGCCATCACGCTTGATTCGGTTTTCGGTGCGTCTAATAGCTCGGTGGTCATGGGGTTCCTTTCTGGTTGGCAACTCTTCGATAATTTCGATGAGTTCAATAACTCGGTGGAATGGCAGCGAAACAAACGCGCGTCACGTAGATCATTAGAAAATGCTGTCGATTAGTTCGACCAAGTAAGCCGTGTCAACCTTCGACTGATCGCGTTCACGCAATGCGTCAATGACTTGGTTGAAGTAAGCCGTATCAACTCCAGTAAGCTGTTCTTCCAAGACTTCGACGCTCGACAAGTCCATCGCGTTAAGTTGCATGACCATCTTGAGATATTGGCCAGCCGTAACGTGCCAGCCGCGTTCGATAAACTTGCGAGTTCGGATGATCGAGCAAAGCGGGTACTTTGACCCGACGTACCGAAGCTCACGAGCAAGCAATGCCTCCAGTGATTCAGGTCGCAAGCACAGTCGGTTGTCCCAGCTTGACCAGTAGTTCATGCAATGCGCGAAGTCGTAGTTCTCGTGGATCTGGTCAGGTTCACCGAAGAATCGCGTGACGAGTTGAATGCGGCCTTTCAGCGTGATGGCGTTGGCTGAAAGATAGACCGCTCGATATGGCGGCTTGTCGTCTTTCTCTTCCGCGTCCTGGACGATGTTCAGAATCTTGGCAACGTACTCCGATGCTTCGCCAGTCTCGGGATTGACGCCCTCAAAATACTGATACTCGTTCGACGACGACTCCGATATCGCGCCGACCGACTTGACGACAACGCGAACTCTGTCGCCTAAGTCTTCAACGTAAATCTGAACCGGGTTGCCGTTCTTAAATCTCTTCGGAGGATTCTTTGAAAACTGCGTTGCGTAGTAAGTGGCAATCGCGAACGTCGCTTCCTTCGTGCGGAAGTACATATCGAAGTCGTTGACGTCTTCTCCGAGAAGCATCGACGCGATTGCTCCGCCAGTGATGATCGTATTGTTCTTTGCAAGCTCGCGAACCGCTTCGTCGTCAATGCTCTTGAGCCATGACCGGAACTTGGAATTGCACACTGATTTGACGTTCTTTGCCTTCATCGTTTCCCTTTCGTGTATTCAGGCGGGTGCTGAACACACCCGCCAAGGTCTCCAACAAGTCGACCTACTTACCAAGTTTCAAAACTGTTTTAATTGTTGCTTGCGTTCTGCAAGTAAGTCTCTTAGTTCTTGCAGTCGCCACATCCTGATCGTGTCTCGGCGCTGGAGAAGTTCCGCAACACGTTCTTCGCCGATCTCTTCTCGCAACCGATCCTCGAATATGCGACGACGTCCATTGTCGATACCCTGGCACTCGTAGCACTGAGGACGGCAGTTGTCGAAGTCCCAGCGGATTGATTTGCACTTCCGACTCCAAAGGTGTCCGCACGTCATTTGATGCCATAGATCAACACGGTCGCAGGTGTAGCAAGTCACGGCTCCGAATCGCCTTGCCGACAACCTCACAACCTTTGAGTGTGCTATGTCGAGTCGAAGTATCAGCCTGGTTCGTTCGTTCGGCATTAGGCTTCCTTTATCTCGATACCATACTCAGCGCGAAGCATTCTCACTTTGAGGTTAAATATCTGAGTCCTTACGCCCTTTGCGTCCTCCCACACCCACACCTTTCCGTCGTAGTATTTGAAGTCCGCAGCGTACGTAGCAACCTTGATTCCTTTGACGTGAAGATCCCACTTTGGCTGCAACTGCAAGCGTTCAATAACTCCTGCGTTCTCCATCAACTTCAATTCGCAGTAACGCTTCATCTCGCGAATCGAATCGAACACGATCCCATCAAGAGTCCGGTCCTCTTTCTTTCCTACGCCGTACTTGTGACGCTTCGGAGTCGTGTCGCCGATCGGTTCGAGCCCAAGTAGCTCGCGACGTTGGCGAGGAGGCAGGTCGCTGATGTTGATCTTGTCGTCGCGTCCCATGTCGCTTCCATTCAGATTCGTACGGTCTTTGGCGGGACTACCTCGGCACTACTCGCGAACATCACGTTGCCGTGAGTGATTCGCATAGTCCCGCGCTCGTCAATGTCCACTTCTTGACCAGAGAACATTTCCAGGAACACAGGCCGCTTGAGGAAGAACGTCTGCAAGTTGAGCGTGTTGTATACGGTCGCATCGGGCGGCAGAGATTCAATTGCTCTCCTTAAATCGTCGAGCCGCTCAAGCGACTTTACTTGCGTGTGGTGTCTTTCAGTTTCCATACAGTGACTCCGAAACGCAGCCGACATATACTCCGACTGCTAGGGTTAGAATTGGGACTGTGATTTGTAACGCGGTGAGTACCATCTCAATCGCTCCCTGGTCCGTGCTTTCCATCGCTGTAGTAACGGTCGACTAGCTCTTCGTAGGTGAGGAATTCGTCACGCATCAGGCAGCCTCCTTGAGTTCACCGCGACGAATCTTCACTTCCTTGGGTGCTTCGATTGCAACGTGAACCCGACCACCTTTGATCTTCGTGATCGTAATGGTCACGTCGTTTCCGAGTTGAATCTTCTCATTCACCTTGCGGGATAAAATCAGAGACATATTCAAACCTCCTTGTTTGGTTAGCGGTGAGTTACTTGCTGTTTTTGCCGAAAGACAAACCAGCCAGCTTGCGAACGATACCGTAGCCGCGGTAGAACTTTTTTCGCTGTCGTTCTGTGTCGATCTTGTCAGGATCGATGCCGTGTTCGCGAGCTTCCTGCTGAGCCTTCAATATTGCCTGTTCGTAGTTCATGCGATTCCCTTTCTTAGCGGTAAATGTTCCGTCTCTGCGTAATGTCGTTGATCGGACTAATCGGCTTCGCATCAGGTGGCCGAGTCGCTCGTGTCGCTCGGTCCCTGTCGTCGCGGTGTGCGTTCTCTGAAATCCAATCGTGCGCGCCGTTGCTGCTAGCCAGTGTCCGATGTGTTTCGTTGCACACGATCTGACAGTCGGCACCGATTCGGAACTCACCACGAGTCCAACGGTACGTCGGCGTGCGGTTCAGGTAATCTCTCGGCTTCGATTCTCGTTCGTTGCGTTCCATCGCTTGTTTGTTCTCCCGTCCCAGCGTCCGCATCGTGCCTAGCTGGGCTTACTCCTATGGGCTCGCGTCGTGCGGGCCGAACTCCGTGATTCACTACTGCCTTCCAAACAACACATCCGCCACGGCCACGATGTACATCACGAGATATGCTGTCCGCGCGTCGCTGTCGCACAACACGTCGATCACGACCGGCGACCAGCGGCGTCCACCACTCCGCAGGCAGGCAGACATCACTGCCGCGTTCGGCAGGACAGCGACTCCGGCGAATGCTGCGTCGACAACGCGAGCGAATGATGGGCGATTGCTGTAATCGGCGTGGTTGATTGTTAGTGTCTTCGTCATCGTTTTCATTCCTTCAATGGGGCCGCGGGGTGCGGCAGTGGGTTGATTCGCTCCGGGGGACGGTGACTAGGCAGGTATCAACCCCTTGCGGAGTAGCTCAGCGGTCAATCCATTGATCGCTCGCGGGTTGCTGACAGCCCGCAGAAACTGTCCGTTGTACACAGAGCACGACTCCGCTGCCTTCTCAATCGCATCCTGTTCTGTTTCCGTCTCTACGATGGCAACCAGCTTATCCAGTCCGCTCTCAAACGTGCTCTTTGGGTTCCTAGCGCGGCCGACACTGGATTGATTAGCAGCATTCCATCCGCGTCGAATAACGTAAAATGTTGTCATCGTTTCATTCCTTTCAATGGGGCCGCGTTGCGGCGGGTGGGTGGTGGCTAGGCCCATGACGCAACTTCGGATTGCGGCTCAGCCCCGCAATCACAGCACGCGCACGTTCCGCCGGCACGGCGAATGGTGTCGACGTCCTCCTGAGTCATTCCGATCGTCGGAGTGCCACCGTCGCCAAATCTCGACACAACACACGTCGGGCACAGGAATAATGGCCGATAGAAACTCAATCGGTCCCAGACGTGTACTTTCGCTCCGGGGGACGGTGCCTGCTCAGCGTCTAGGTACCAATAGCCGTCGCTGCCGAGCGTGCAGCCGCACACCGGGCACTCGTCGCCAGCGGTGTGTTGCGAATCGTCCGCTGTAGCTCGTCCGTCACCGTCTCTGTGCGTGCATTTGGTTGCGTTCGTTTCGTTCTCCTTGGGGCAGGTGGGTGCCATCTCGACTGTCGCAGGTGCCCCGCGAAACCAAACCGCCAACGGATCGTTCCAGATTCGCAGGAATGCTCCTGCGTCGTCGCGGCAGTGATCTACCTCACCGTGTCGGTGCATGCCGGATTTTGCTGCCTCCATCTCTTGTGGGCAGCTCCACGCTTGCCCTCCGAACTCTAATGCCAGTCGTTCTGACAAGACTGGTTGGTCGTTAGTCTCCATCGTCTTCATTCTCCTTGGGGCCGCGTTCTGCGGCAGGTGGTGGTGATATCGAGACACTAGCAATGCACGGCAATCCATTGTGCTGCGTCATCGCTCGTGACACGTCGAAATACCTCGCGTGGGTCGTCGTGGTACATATTGCACCCAGCCGGCATGTCCACCCGGTTCCCCCACCCCTCGACCAATCGGCCGTCTGTAATCAGTCCGCGATCGGTCAGGATGGCGATCATTTTTCGGATCTGGGAAAAAGTTGCCTCTTGGGTTGCATTCATCGGTTTCATTCTCCTTGGGGCCGCGCTATGCGGCAGGTGGTGGTGATCTAGCGAAACAAGTCAGCCAATTTGCGGAGCGGCGAATCCGCGACGATATCGCCGGTCCCAACTGTCCCTAGTCGTCGCTCGGGGCCTTTGGCGAGACATTCGCCGCAGACATGGAGCTCAGACCAGATCGAGCCGGCGGTCTGATCGCCGTCCCACTCAGCGATAACGTACGGGCGCTCGACCAACTCTCGCCGCACTCCCTCGCGGGCGAGTTGGACGTATACCTGACTCAGATCGTCATCGCCGTCGATGGCCGCGGCGAAAATCTCTGGCCACGGCGTGATTGTCTGGCCATGGCGGACGCCGCGCGGCGTCAGGTCGACGATCATGAGCCTTCCATCGATACGGATTTCGGAACGCGGTACGCGACAGTCCGTGGCCAGCATCGCGACGCGAGTTGTTACCGTTTTCATCGTTTCATTCCTTTCAATGGGGCCGCGTTGCGGCGGGTGGGTGGTGGATGGCTAATACCCGCGAGTCTCGCGGCTGATCTGATTCGCGACGTCGATTGCGTCGCCGGTGCTGTGCTCGTGTTTGGTGATCAGGTGTCTGATGAGGTTGAATCGCGACAGGTATTTTTTGTCGCACAGGCAGCACGCGAGCGGCTTCCGCTCAGCGTTTCCGCACCTGGTTTTAAGATCTGTCTTGTTTTTGGTCATCGTTTCCCTTTCGTGGTTTCGTTCTCGTCTGTATGAATAATAGACTCTATCGACATTGCTGTCCACCCCTAAACACCGATTCGAGCAAAGATTTTCGGAAGTTTTCTGGTAGCCGAGAATGCCTTGACCGAAAGCTTTACGGGGTGTACACTTACGGCATGGACGAAAACCAAGACAAACCGCGAATCGGCAGACCGCCCGCAGAAAATCCGCTGCGAAAGAGGTTTTTTCGCTGCACGGATGCGGAGTGGGAATTGATCGAGATGGCTGCGAAAGACTGCAATCGGAGCCGCGCAATCCGAGACGTAATGGTTCGGTGGGCGCGGCGGCATACACCGGGGCGAAAACGGAAAGCGAGAATAGGAGCTACGGCACCGGCGATTTATCCGGGCATGCCCCGCAGCACTCCACGCCGTCGAGTCGCTTGCCAATCGTGCATTCGCCGTGGATCGCGCACGCGGTGACTTTGACTTGCACGCTACCGCTGCATGATTCGCAGCCGGCCCGACGCAATTCGTCGCCGCGATGAACGCACGCCATGTCTGGCTGTCTGCCTGTGACACTATCACATATCGCCACGCCTTCAACGTGATCCCTGATCGTACATTCTCCATGCACTCGACAGCTAAATACCTTGATCCAATGCAGTCCACTTTTTACTAGTCCTGCGATTTCGCACCGATGAGGGCATGTCATGGGTTCGGTCCCGCGCAGTAATATGCACTAATGCTCTCTACCCGGTGCTGGGTAGCGTCTGCCCCAGCCGCAGCACGAACACGTTCACCGTTGAACGTGGATGCAATAGTCGCGGATAGATACGGCGGGTCAGTATGAACGCTCAAGCTCCCGATTACTGCGTAGACTGACGTCCCTCCAACCCATAGAGACATACCACCGGACACCGTACCGAGTCCAGGTCCATTAATAAGATCGCCGGTGTCTACCAGGGAACCGCCGACGTACAGATCGCCCCGCCACTGAAATAGGGACGGAGAAAATTGAGTTCTCTTGCCGTACCATTTCACTTCGATATTGTCACCGTCCGCAAACAATGAAGACAGGTGATACCATGTCCCGACATTCATCGCTGCCGCGCCAACAACGTTCGCACCTACCACGTATCCGTACGCTCGATTCTCTTCCGTGATGGATATTCCGAGAGGAATGACGTTTGTTCCCTCTGCAGGAGATGCATTTGGGTTACCGGTGTAAGTTGCATCAGAAGTGTACTCGTCAACATTCCATCGGGTTAAATCCCACTCGCCGATTTGCGATCCAATTATTCTCGGTATGGCAGGAATGCCTTCATGTGTACGCATTTGGCAATCCACCTCCAGAACGCACGCAACGGCATCTGTCTCAAGTCGATCGATAACGACCTCTTGAATGCGAACAACATCAGTCAGGGGATCGGCAATTATTGAAAGACTATCCGGAGTCCAGTCGATTGCAATTCGCGTTCCAATGCCCCTAAACGCATACGTAGAGTCTGTATTTACTAGCTCGACTTCAACTCGCAAGTAGGTCGATGTCCAAATGCAATGTAGAAGTATATTGTGATCCAAATCGTCAGCCGCCACCAAATCGCTGCGTTGCGGAAGCGTAGTGTATTGCTCGACTCCATCGACCTTAATGCTGAGTGTGCTGGCGTCATCAACTCCATCTTCTCCGAACGTGATCTTCATTACCGCTGAATGCGAGCCGTTATAAATCTTCAGTGATACCTCTTGGTCTACAAGTGTTCCGCGTATGCGAAGTGCTGCGTAGCCTTGCGCCGGAATTGGGTCACCATCATAAATCAGCTCGCCAGCCGCTGTGCATGTGATAAAGGTATTGGACGGTTCAGACGCAGGCTCATCGAGTAACCACGTCCCGCTGTCGACAATCCAATCGTTTAGCTCGTCTGCGACGTCCCACGTATAGACATTGCAGACTTGCGTACAGCAATTGCAGCCAGGAGAGTGCTTATTGATGCTCATGCTCCGCAGTCCTCCGCAATCGTCCGCCACTGATTTAGCCGACGATCAAACCGCACGACGAGCTTCGTGTTGTCCGCAATTGCATCAGCGGTGCCGAGCCATTTGTGATGCACAGTGACTTGCTGAAGTGGAGATGTGACTGCGCCATTCCACCACACGTCAGCCAGTCCGGTTCCGCTGCCGCCGCTCGCGATTAACGCCGCGGTTTCGACTTCCAGCAGTTCTGACATAAATTGCCCTAACATGACAGCCGCCCAATACTGGCCACTCGACGCAGGCCATTCTTTCCGGCAGAGGATGCGGGCGTGACCGTACCAAGTCGTTGACAAGTGATCTTCGCCGGCAACCGGGTGTGCGTAGGGATGGTCCGCGTAGTCGTTGTCGATTTTAGCAAAGCAGCATGGTCCAGGCATTTGGACGCGTCCGATTTCGCCGTCAGGAATCGGGTCTAGCAATATCCCGCAAGGCTTATTGGCGGTCGTCGCTTGCTCGCCCGTGAACCATAGATATTCCGGGTCAATGTCTGTCAGCAGGAAATCGGCAATGCAGATCGAATCTCCCCGAGCGAGGTTGCTGCCGGTGTCGTTTCGCACCTGGACAATATCGGTGGGAGTCGGCAAGAACACTCGTTGACCTGGCTGATGAAGCTTGCCGGATGCATGTTCCGCGCCTGCCTCGATCGCGTTGTTCCAATCGTCCGCCGGCGGAACTTTCCAGATATCGCCGCGTGAGATTTTGCCATTTGCCATGTCACGAAATTCCAAACGCGGTGGCGAAGTCGATCTCTTCGGAAACTCGCTCGACGTACACGAACTGCGGGATCTTCGCGGGGTAGGTGTCGCCACCCGCGGTCACAGTAGCGAGCTTGGATTTCGTCCAGGAGTAGTGCCAGCCTTTTTTCGTGATGCCTGTCACAGTGCCGACCGCAAACCCGGCTCGATTGCGTTCGATCTCAAATTGGTAGGTGGCCTCGCTCTTGGCTTGACTGCCATCAGACGCGCGAGGCCCGAGGAAGCGGACTTCGCCGGCTGCCCACACGAGCCACGGATTGGAGTTCACGTAGCCGGCCAAGAGGCTCAGATAATTGGCGTACGCGATCGTCATAAATCCCGACGGGTGGACGAAACGAATCGTCAGTTTCGCCGACGGCTTGATGACGTCCGCGCCGTGAATTTCTTCTTTGTCGAATCCGATCGCCTGTTGATAATCAGGTGCCGTTGCGGTCGGATACTTCGCGATCGTTTCGAGGCTGTGCGTGATGTGCTCGGTGCGACCGGTGCCGTCCATTTCCCAGGACCATTCGCCCGCATCCGACGGCCGGCGAGTGTAGGTCACGTCGACGTCGAATTGGTTGTAGGCCGTCGATGTCACCGCGACGTCGCTGCGAAACAGAACGCCTTGCGGGTGGACGATTGTTGGGCCGAGATACGTGCTCCCCAGAGAATGAGCGACGGATGCGAGTTGCGTTTCGCCGACGCCGAAATGATAGACTCGACGGAACTCGTTTCCGTTTTCGGTGTCGTCGACGAAGCGGGGTTTTTCGTAGATGTAGGCCATCAGACAGATCGCATCCCTTCCGCGAGTTTCGAGAATGCTTTGCGCAATTCTTTAAGCTCTGCTAACTGTTCTGCCGTGAGCTTTCCTTGCTCCTTGGACAGCTCGTGCATTCGCTCTGTGATGCCGTTTGCGCCGGTCCCGCGTCCCGAGTCGATCAATGCCGAAGCGGAGAAGCTGCCGAACGTGGTTGGCTTGGTCGATGCGGCCGTGGCACCGTCGCGAGTTTCGGCAATTTGCTTTTGCTTTCTCGCATGCGTGTCTTTGTCGATCAGCCCCGCCCCCTTAAGCTTGTCTAGTTCCGCCATGTCGGCTTTGTACTTTTCCATCGGCGTTCGCGTCTCGTCGATGATCTGCTTGACTCGCGATGGAAGGGCATCCATCGCAGCCGTTTTGAATTGGTCCTTGGTGATGAGCCCTTTGTCGAGTGCGGCGCGCAGTTCGGACAGCTTCTTCTTAAATTGGTCGATGGGATCGGTGTCGATGCCGAGGAAATTCTGTTGCGAAGTTTTGAACGCATTGTCGAATTCGTCCTTTGTGATCGCGCCGGCTTTGAGTTGCTCTTGCAGCTCCTTGATTCTCTCTCCGAATTGGTCTAGCTGGCTTGTCTCAATTCCGAGGATCTCACGCTTCGCGTCCGCGAGCTGCTTGCCGTACTCTTGAGCACTGATCGCGCCGGATTGAAACGCCTGCTGTAGAGTCACGACTCGAGCTCTGAAGTCGTCCAGGGGTGAGCTTGCCAAGCTGAAAATCTCGTCGCGGGCATCGGCTACGGCCGACTTCCATTCGCGTTGCGTGATCGTGCCGTCGGCGAGGGCCTGGTTGAGCATTTCGAGACGCGAGTCGTATTGCTCAAGCGGCGTCGCATCGATTTTCAACGCGTCAGCTTTCAGGGCCGACAATCCGGTTGCAAATTCTTCGGCTGTGATCGTGGACGCGGCGAATGCGGCCGACAGTTCCGCGAGCCGCTCTTTGTATTGGGCGATTTCCGTCTTCGGGATCTCGGGATTGACGGGATCTGACGGCGACACAGCCTCTTCGCCTGGATTCGCGACTGTAGATGGGAGAGCACTGGCGGGGCCAGTGGCGCCCGGAGCGGCAGTATCTATGGATCCCGTCGCCTTTTCTGCGACCTTGGCGGATTCCGCCATCTTTTCGTAAGCCGCAATCGTCTCAGGACTCATCTTAAATTCTGGCATCTCACCGCCAAACAACCCGGCTGCCATGCCGCTGGCTGCGAGGGCTTGCGTCCGCAGGGCCTTTTGCACCGCGGGGCCGATTGCATTCAGCGCGCCGGCAATGTCGCCGGTGAGCATCGCACGAATGAGGCCCGGGCCCATGTTTGCAAATGACGAGAACAGCGTGTCGACGAAGCCGAGAAAAACTTGCCCCATCCAGTCTTGCAATTTCATCACAGCGAGAGCCACTTGCCGAATTGCGAGCCCGAACGCGAAGCCGATGATTTGCGGAGCCTGCGAAAATACATCATTCGCGAACAGAGCCAGCGCACCGAGGGCCACCTTGCCGGCCTCCCAGACCTCGCCGAAGATCCGCTTCGCGGCCGTGCTGATCGTGGACAAGCCGCCGACGATTCCGCCGCTCGTTCCGGTCACGAGTCCAATCAGATTCGTGAGTGTGTTTTTCCATAGGTCGATCACGCCGCGGGCTGCCGCGAGCATGATCGTGCGAATGCTCGACGCCATGATCTCGAAAGCACCGGCGAAGTCGCGATTGATTAATGCTCCGGCGATGCCCTTGAATGCGGCCATCACAGCGGACGCGAGCGGCATCAGGGCCGTGAGCGGGTCGGCTAGTTTCCAGAATGCGAACACCAGACCGCCGACAACCAAAGCCACGCCCGCAACCGCAAGTCCGATCGGACTGAATAGCGATGCGACGATCGACGCGATGTCGCCGAACAAAGTGGCGAAGAACGCGTGAGCGCTGGCCATCACTCCGAGTTGCAGGGTAAATGTTCCGACCGCCATTTTAATCGCATTGGAAACCACTCCGGACATCAGGACGGCCGTTGCCCCGAACGCACGCATTGCGGTCATGCCGATACCGACGACGCCACTCATTAGACTCATAGCCGCTGTGATTCCTCCAATCGCGGTTGAGGCTGCGATCGACGACGCTCCGACAATGACCAGAGTCGCGCCGAATGCAGTTACTCCAGCCGCGACTTTCACGAGCGTGACAATCAGATCGCGATTCTTCTGGATGAAATCTCGAATGCTGCCGGCGACGTTCGTCAAATAGCTGGCGAGTGCCTGGATCTCGCCGTTCAGCGATTCGCCAATCGAGATGGCAACGCCTTCGGCCGCCGACATCAAGATTCGGAAGCTGCCGCCGATCCCCGCATCCATCGCCGCCGCCGCTTTTGCTGCCGATCCTGATTCTTCCTTGATCGTTTTCGCGAGTCCTTTGATGTCGCCTGCGGCGCTGCCGATCGCGGAAGCGGCCGTGATTCCCAGTAAGCCGAATGCCTCGTTGAATTTCGCCGCGCGAACGCCGGTGCCAAGATCCTTTGTCGCCTCGTTGACCTCGCCGAGGACATCGACCAGGGGGCGGGCGTTCCCGGTCGCGTCGACAAACGAAACGCCGAAGATGCCTTGCAGTTTTTGGGCTTCCGCCCCGGTTAGTGTGAGAAGCCGCCTCATGGCTGTGCCTGCGTTGCTACCCTGGATGCCGACGTTTCCGAGCCCGCCGAGAATCGCGAGCGTGTCTTGCACCGATAGGCCGAAGTCGCTCGCCACCTTGCCGGCGTAGCTCATCGCCTCCCCGAGCATTTCTACCGTGTTGAAGGTGCCGTTGGCCGTCGTCGTGAACGCATCGGCCACCATCGTTGCATCTTCGGCGCCGAGCCCGAATTGACGAATCGCGGAAGCCATGATTCCGGCTGACATTGCCGCTTCTGTCTTTGTCGCTCTCGACAAGTTCAACACGGCGTCAGTCATCGCGTTAACTTGATCCGGCTTGAATCCGGCTCGACCAAGTTCCGCCATCAAGGCGCCGACTTGCAACGCGGTGAAGCTCGTCGTTGCCCCGAGGTTTTTCGCCGTCTCGGTTAGGGTCGCAAAGTCGGCGTCTGTCGCCTTGGTGACGGCCTTCACCTCGCGCATCACGTCGTCGAAGTCGGCAAACCGCTTGACGGCGAGCCCAACCGGAAGCAAAGCAGTCGTGCCCATGCCTAAAAACATCTGACCGACGGCTTGAATCGACTGGCCGAAGTTGCGCAGCCGTTGCTGTGCTCGCATCAACCCGCGCACGAGGGCGGAGTCGTTGACGAAAAGCGTAACCATCGCACGTCCCGCTTGGATGTCACCGCGTACTGCCATGTTAGCCACTCACCTTTCCGCTTCCGTTGCATGCCCGACACGCGAGACGACTACGCCCGCGTAGGATTATTTTTGCGCCGCCACACTGCGGACATGTGCGACGCTCTCCAGCCGTCACGCCGCTTGCGACTTGCGCGGCCGCAACGTGCCTTGCTTCCGCAGCACGCTTGGCTTCGATCATCTTGGCGGATTCCTCGTCTACCTTCCGTTTCAATTCGGGGTCGGTAATCAACGGCCCTCTGTCGACCGATGACGTTGACCCGCAGCGCAAAAAGTCGCGGACGTCGATCTTGTCGTTGAATAAAACAATCGACTGCCACACGACGTGCTGGCGAATTTCCTTCTGACGACCGACGTATAGCAACCACAGATCACGTAAGGTAAATCGCGTCGGATCATGCGGGCCAGCGAAGTGATAACATGCGGTCACAGCGTCCATCCCGTCGATTACGTAGCAGACGTCGACGCCGCCGAATCGACAGAATCGAAACTGGCCAGGAGCTTCGTCAGTTCCCTCTGCATCCTCTTCTCCATCGCCGTCTCGATCGCTTCCTGGTTCGTCGCCAATGTCTCCATCGCCTTCGTCGTCGCGTTCTTCGTCAGCGTCTCGTTTTGCGAACGGATGGAGAGAATTAACGACCTCTTCGATGCGGGGAAAAAATTTGTAACAGCCGCCTCCAGGGCTGTCACGGCATCGTCAATGTGCGGCGCGAGTCGCGTGTAGAATTCCTCTGCGGAGACGTTGGATTCACTCGCTTGCGTCTCGCAAAGAATCCAAATCACGTCCGCCAGCGTCAGCGGGTCCATCGCCAACCGATCGAACGGGTCCGATTTCAGATCCGTCAGATTGATCGACGTCGCCTGCTGGATGCTCCTCACCAACGGTGCCGTCAGTTGCAAGGACCAGGTCTTTTTTGTCGAGTCGGTAAACGTCGGGCTCAATAGAATCTCGTCGCTCATCTTCGTGCCTTTCGTGCGTTGGTTTCACGATCGGCTCGGCCACGCTCTGCTGCACTGGCTGATCCGTCGCGGTAATGGAATTGCGTTCGGCTACGCGATTGCCTGCTGCCGTCAATTCGCCATCACGCAGCAACCCCATTCGCTCGAGGTTGCGCGTAATAGAGAGCCGCCTGTCGACAGCAATGGAACTGGGACAGGCGACTCCGGCACGAAAGGCGTGCAGCAGAACGCGTTCGTCATCTTTTAATCGCATGGCGTTACTCGATCAGGTTGATACCAACGGTCAGATAAAGCGTCGCCTCGGCCGTGGAGCTGCCGTTACTTGCGAGCCCCTGGGTAATCGGATTGCCAGTCAGCGGATTTGCGTCGCCGCCCGTGATGTCATAGGCGTTTGCGAGTCCAAGGGCATCACTGACCTCGAGCAAATCGAACTCAGCAATCTCCGCATCTCCGGTGTCCTGCAATTGCAGATGGCCGACCGCCGCAGTGTCTCCGGGGCAACTCAGGATTGCGCCGAAAATTTCCACCGCGTCGCCATCGACCGGGCATTGAAACGTGACTTGCACGGTTGCAACGATGGCCGTTTCGTCGGCTGGCAGGTTGTCGCCAGATCCCAAACTGAATGGCACCGCCGTTCCGCTAACGGTCCCAACAGTCACGCCGTACCGAACGCCGCCCGACCAGTAGATGTCGATTATTGCTCCGGTTGTGATTCCGTGGCTCGCGCTGTCCATCGTCAGCTCTCCGACCGTGTCGGAAGTCCGTGTCGTTAGATCGCCATCCTTCCCCGCTGGCAGCGGAATGACGAAGTCGAGAATCGAATCGAACTCTCGCAGGATATTGGCTTGATTGCTCCACGCTCGACCGCCGAGCATGAGAGTCTTCAGAAATGATCCTTGCGGCATGTTTCACCTCGCGTGCTTGAGTGTTTGGTTGTTGGCTGAGTCTCGCCCTATAAGTCAGAAACTAGCTGCCGTAGTAAGCCCACACGCGACCGCCGTCTTCGGTCGGTGTCAACTCGAAGTCGTACGTTCCGGCTCCGCCAAGCGGCGCGTTCTTTTTCGACTTGACGTAGCAGTCACCGTCGAACATCGTGGTGCCCAACGCATTGACGTATTTGAATGCTCGCGGCGTCGAGGTTCCTTGAGCGGCGAGCAACAGCGGCAGGCCGGGATCGGCGGTTTTCTCGTTGAATTTGAACGTGATCTTCACCGCGATCTTGACCGGCGTTTGATCTTCGTGCGGGACGGCAGATCCGTCGCCGCGATCGGTGACTTCGGCAAAGGACGTCGTCGCGTCAATGTCGAGGTCAGTGATGCGCAGTAGTTGCGTTGCCGCAGCCGCGCCAGCCGCATCGTGGTAGAGCTTGTCTTTGTATCCTGGTTGTTTTACAGCCGTCATATTGGCATTCCTTTTTGAATGGTGGTCACTGTCCGATTGATCCGGCCCAGCCGGCCGCAAAACGATCTACACTTACCTCGAGCGCCGGTCCCATGAACGGCCGCTCGGGAAAATCTTCGCCCTTGAATTCGCCGCCGAATTCTTGAGCCTCGCCAGCCTGCCCCACGAAGCTGGCGATTGGTCCAATCACTGCGTCGATGGCATTCGAATCGAATCGAATAGCGCCGCGCAAATTGTGCCCGCCCTTGCCGCGGGTGTGCGGGGCGTCGCCGGGGCTTGATGGCTTCTTTGATTTCTCGATCGATGCTTTCGCCGTTTTCGCAATGCTCGCCGCACCGTGGCCGAGACGCTCGAACGACGCTTTTTTTGCAGCGTCTCGCACTCGGCTCATGTGGTCTTCGATGGTGGCGGTGGCGCTAAACATCACACATCCTCCGACCATTGGAATGTGAGACGAAGCCACCCGTAAAACAGCCCTTGTCGCAATTTTTTGTGGTCGACCAACAGTTTGACGGACGACGCTTGCCACACGGCCAGCGGCTCCGTGGCGAGGGCATTTGATTCGCGGCGCGAGACGAAGTATTCGTGCATCTCGACCAACAGATTAACGAGTGGATCGATCGCGGAATTATTCAACCGCCCGTTCACGTCGCGATCATCAGGCGCAAATCTACGGCGAATCGCCGCATCGATATCGACCATGTAGTCGAGCGAGTTCTGATCGTCCAAGGGAGCGTCTACCGCCGCCCTGAACACAACATCCACCGAAGGCGTTTCCTCCGACAGATCGGTGAACTTGTCGTCCCAATCGGGGTAGCGACGTGCCGCAGTCCAATCGTTTACGCCGAACGCATCGGCAGCCGCGCCAACATTTAGTTGGGCAGCTACCGCGTCGGCAATTCTGATCGGTACGGCTGTCATTGGATCCGTTTCGTGTGGACAAGATATTCGTAGCCTCCGGTCTGCAATTCAACCGATGGCTTCTGATCGTCTGGCGGCTGAATCTCGAAGACTTCGCTGCCTTCGGTGATGCGATCGCCTGTTCGCGGCTCGATCGTCACTGAATCAATCACGAGCGAGGCTACTGGCAAGATGAAGTCGCGCATCGTGATGCGAACCTCCAAGCCGAACTCCTGGCCAATCGCGTGATGGATCTTGTCGTTGCGTCTCGCGGTGAAAGCCTCCGTCACATCAGCACCACGCGCGAACACAACCGATACGCCGAAGTGGTTTTCAAGCACTGGCGTCGAGGCAATCTGTCGCATGGTTTCGAATTGTGACGGCATTGGTAAAATCCAATCACCTTGGCGGCGACGTGGAGCATGTCACGCCGCCGCCATCGGCGAAGCAGCCAAGGGGTGGATTAGGCTGTGTAAATGTTGCTGAGCAAGTCGGCCAATTCGAGATAGAGAATCTTTTCGTCGACGTCGTGTCGCACGCGTGTCACGTCCGAGCGATCTGGGTCAGAGTAGTACGACTCGACCGTGCCGCCTTGCTGCGAGCCGTCCGCGGTCCAGTGGAACGTGCGGCCGAGGCAGGGCTCTTCGATCGAATTGGATTCCGCGAGTTTTGCGACCATCGCATACTCGGGATTCCAGATCGGCGACAAGGAAGCCGACTGGCCTTCGTCGGCAGTGTTGTAATCGCCGGCCGCAACGAGGATCTGCCGCAGGTCGAACACCGCCGCAAGCATCGCCGGCGTGACGTCCGTTGCTTTGATCTTGTCGCCCGCGCCAGTCGCCGAGATGCGGTCAAGAATCTGGTCGCATTGACGCAAGTCGCGGAAGCCCGTCTTGGTTACGATCAGCGAATCAGGCCACACGCCGGTTGCCGTGTGGATGCGGCGAACCGATGCCTCAACATCGTCGATCGGCGTCGCGTTGGTGAAATCGTCCCACTCGTTCGTGATCGCCGTTGGCGTCAGGTTCGTCGTGCTGAAAAGGGCTTGCGAGATTCGCAATTCCGCCTCAAGCATGACTTGGTGATGAACCAAGCGAGCGGTTGCAACTTCGGCGTCGAAGTAGTTTTGGTACTTGCGAGAGTTGCGCTGATCGATCACGCCTTCTAGACCGTACTCTTCGGTCGCGTAACTGTCGGTCGTGAATTTCCATTGAACGCGGTTGTAGCCGCCGCTCGAAGTGCGCTTGACGTCGGCCCGCTTGAGCAACTGCTCAATCGGGATCTTGCCGATCGTGTCAGCCGCGAGCGACACGTCAAACAGCGGCATAACACGATAGCCAATGAACTGTTCGCGGTTCATCACGAGATCGTACTCAAGGAACGAACCGATGTCGGGGCGCAGATTGTCAATCGCGACGGATGGAGTCGGGGAAGGCATTGTCTAACCTCACTTGTCCCAAGTTCGGTTAGCTTGATTTGTAAAACCGGGGGTCTTGGTGGCCACCGCCACCCCCGGCGAACTTGGGTATTGGTTAGTTGCGCTGCGATTGCACGCGGACGCGATCGGCCCTCACGTCGGCGGTCGTGTCGTTGCTGGTTTTTTCAACCATGATGATCGGCGTCAATGCGCCGGTATAAGCGGAAATGTCAAACGTGGTGCCGGACAAGACGCGAGTTCCGTTGATGAAAAACTTCACGTCGGCCTTGTCGCAAATGTCGATCTTGAAGGTCGCGTAGGTGTTGTCGACGAGGTCAATCGTCGAATCGACCGGCGCGGTGTCGGTTGTCCCATCATCGCTGTGACACAACACCGACAGCGCTGCCCCGTCTAAATGAAACGCGGCGAACGTAGCGATGGCATCGAAATCGGTTGCGTGATCGTCACTCGCCAGACCGAAGTCAATGTCGAGCGCCGCGTCATCGCCGATATCGAAAATCGCCAAGCGGCATTCGAATACCGGGCTCTTGTCGATGTCGACAGGGCTGTTTTCCATGAACAGCGTTGCCGTGGCCGCTTCCGCAACCGCGTCGAAGGCGAAGATCAGCACGCCGTTTGCTTCATCGCTCGAAATCACGCCGAGCCCGTTCGTCTCGGTCTTCGACCACGCATACGGGCCTTGGCCCGATAGCGCGGTTGCGGCTGCCGGCCAGTCGCCGATGAAGTCGTCGTCGATCACGAGATTGCCGTCGATCGCACCCAGGTTGTCGAGGTCGTCGGCTTCAACTTGCCGCAGCACTTCGATTACCGAGTTGTTGCCGCTGGCCGCTTCCATCGCAACGCCGAGATAGTTCGCGTTGACGGTCGCGCCCACCTTGCCGCCCGCGAATCCGTAGACGGCGGCGTGCGCTGTGATCGCTTCGCCCGCGACCATGCGGGTTGTGCCCTGCTTGTTTTTCAAGCAAACAGTCTTCCACTCGTCAGCGGCGAACGCTTCCTCTAGAAGCGTGCCAAGATCGCTATCCGTGTCGCCAGCAACCGCCAGCTTTCCGGCTGTTAGCTTGACTCGCAAGTCTTGGGCGATGGCCGCGCCGACTTGAAACGATTTCGTTGGGTGGTCAGTGTATTGGCCGGTCATGGTTTACCTCACGAGTTTTCTTGATCGATTTGAGTTGGTCGAATGTGAATGAACGAATTAGCTGAGACGCTTACGGGCGTCGTCGCGATAGGCGGTCAAGTATTCTTGATGAAGGTCCGGCGATTCTGCGATCACGTTGGACATTGCACTCTGGCGATCCATGCCGAGCGATACCTTTTCTTTGACCGCGTCGTTAAATGCTGCGATCGGATCAGCTGCTGGGGTGGTATTGCCGCCGCCTGAGTTGATCGGATCAACGCCGGGCTTGCCGGGCTTGGCCTTGGATGCGGCAAGTTCCTGCGTCAGTTTCTCGGTCTTCTCGGCTTCCGCCGCCGCCTTAGCTTCGGCCTCGGTTCGCGATGCCGTCAGTTGCGTGATCCACGCATCTTTGACGTCGTCGATCGTCGCGGAATTTTCGAGTTGCGCGAGCACAAAATCAGCGGAACAACCAACGCAGGCCGCTTTGATTTCCTTGGACGTCGCAGGTACTTTTTCGGCTGGTTTGTCGGCCATTGCTTCGGGCTCCTTGTGTGGTTCGTGCGGATAAAACGCCGCAAGTTCGGTTAGAATTTCGGAGGGGATTGAGGAAAAGAACTCCGCAGTCATCGGAGATTTATCCAACACGATCGTGTCGATGAATCCGGCTGCCTTTGCTTCGCGTGCGGTCATCCAGTGATCTTTGCCGCTCAGCATTTCGATCATCGCCGCGACCGGCCTGCCAGTTCGTGTCGCCAGCATTTCGGCAATGATACCGTTGGCCTTTTCGATCATGTCGGCCATGCCGCGATGTTGATCTGCGGTAACGGCTCCAGCGCCGCCGCTGGCACCGTGAATCATCAGCAGTGCGTTGCTGTGCATTCGCCGTTCGTCGCCGGCCTGCGCGAGTACAGCGCCCGCAGAGTAGGCTCCACCGATGATCGTTGTAACGATTCGCTTGCCGGTTTCGCGAAGCATCCCGTACATGGCTTGCCCGTCGATCACGCTGCCGCCGAGTGTCGTGATGTTGACGTGGATTTCCTTGGCCGATCCCTCAACCGCGTTCAATTTGTCCTGGAAATCAGCCGACAAAACGTCCTTACCGATGCCGCCATTGACGTTCATCACCACCGCTTCGCCGACGTTTTGAATATCAAGCGACACTGGACGCTCCTTGCTTCTGTCTTTGGCTTTGCGATTCCAATTGATCGGCATCGGGAACGGTGACGGGCGTTGCACCGTACGGCTGCAAAATTTGCTGGAATGTAACCGGGTAGTCGGGGTACTTTCCTCGCAGGCGAGCGGCCTCTTTGATCGCTAGCTCGAGTAACGCCCCGTTGTCGGCGATGATTTCCGCGTCAAGTTCTTCGCCGTCGTAACCTTGCTCTGCTGCCCGGCGTCGGCGTGAAATCAAGCCTCTGGACGTACGCAAATCATCGGCCGCCGCGTCTTTGTTTGGCTCGATATATCGCCATGTCGGAGGATTCCAGCGGTGCCAAAACATCTTCTCGCCGAGCTTCAGGAACGCCGATCGGAGACGGTCACTTTCTTCCATCCACTGGCGAACTTTCCACTTGTAAACCGGCGTGTGAAAGCCTTCTCGGAGGTCCGCCTGGATCGTGCGAAACCGCATCCGAGCTTGATCGATCGCCCCGCGCCAACCGCTGAAATTCGTATTGCTCGGATCGAGCAACAGAACGGCAACAGGCAAGTCGAGATTGACCGCGATGAACGTCAGGATCAATGTCGCGTGCGGGAAAAACTCAGGGTTTGGAATGTTCGGGCTGAATCCCGTTAGCTTCACACCGGGTGAGCCGGTGACTCGCATTCCGGGCGCCACGCCCTCGACCGTGCGTTGCGTTCCGTCGGCATTTGCCTCGGTCGTTTGTGAGCCCGTGCGAATCGTGCCGGGCTTCGCGCCGCCAGCGCCGATCGCAATATCGAGTTCCTCGAAGATCGCAAAACACGAAGCCACCTGAGCTTTAACCAGCGTCGCGAACTGCAAATCGTCATGCATTCCGATCGCGTCGACCACTGGGGCGAACGCTGTCACTCCGCGACGCTGGCTAAATCGTGTCGGCAAGTACACGTGGAACACTTGGCGATTGCCGAGTTCGTCGCGCGCCTCCACTTGTTTGACGTCCGAGACCCTCGAAAGCGACAGAATCGGGTCAAGATCCTCTTTCGTTATCCAATATCGTTCACGACGAGCTGAATCTGCCATCTCCACCCCGTGAACGACGTTTTTTCGCGTGTTGGACGGGGTCCGAAGACGATGAGCCTCGACCATTTGGAGCGATCCGAAGTCACGTAGAGGCAGCGCCAAAACGTCGCCATCGACGATTACCGAACGCAGAACGAGCGATTCCATCTTTCGAAAGGTCTTTTCTCCCTCGTAATCGCACGCTTCAGGGTCGTTCGCCCACTCCGACCAGCGTTCGCTCAACTCTTTGTCAATCGACTTGTTGCCGGTGCGTACGTCCAGAGTGAAGCCATCTTGCACCACGTTCGCGCAGAGTCGATTCACACCTTGGCCGACAACCATGTTGTCACGATCGAAGAATCGCGAGCGTTCAATCGCTCGAAGGAATTTCGTTTCGCTGCGGTAATGGTAATCCGCCCCGCTGCCACTGATTTGCACGCCGCGCGGGGCCGGCCGATACCGTGTATTGGTGCCGGCTGCGTAGTCGTTTTTCAGTTCGCCGAATGCCTGGCGAAATGACTGCGATAGTTTTGGAGCCTCGAGCGCGATCATCCGCGTATCCCTTCGAAATCAGGGAACACGGTGCGGCCATAGACTTGATTGTCCGTGTCGTTGGCCGCGAGCCAAGATTCGGCGTTCGCGAGTTCTTGCGTCAAGAACTCCGGCGAGAATTCCGACTCGCGTCCGCTCTCCGAAGATCGCGTTGCGAAGCGTTTCAGCCGTCGGCACGCGACGATAAACGCCTTGCACTTGACGACGGAAGCTTCCGTCGAGTAGACGCTATTTTCGTCGTACGAATCGACTAAGCTGGAATAAAGTTCGGCCATGCTCCCATTGTTGAAACGAAAGCGACTTCGTAAACGCCGAAACTATCGGGCTGATTCGGGTTGATTCGGATTGTTTCGTGCCGCACTTTCTAGCAACCACCGAATAACGTCCTGATTCGAATCGACCAAACGCCGCTTCTCGGTGTGCGAGAAGCAAGTTTCATTCACCGTTCGTAAGCCGATCAGTAGTTCACGGAGACTTTTCGATTGCGCTCGAGTCAAGTAAACGTCAACGTGGATCGGGCGGTCGTTTGCGCCTGGAATCATTCGCCCGATCGGGACTGTGAATTCCATCGTCTCCACGCCCGGCGTGTCGAGGCTGCCCGGTTGAACAGAATTGTTTTCCGGCTTGGAATCATTCTGCGAAACAGGTGCCGTCTCCGAAAATCCCGCCGTCCCTGGCAAGGCTCGCAGCTCCGACCGCTGCCGACTCTGCTGTTGTACCTTGCTCATTATCGCTCCTATCGCTCAGTGATTAAAAATGGCCGATCATCGCGCGTACGGAATATCGATTCCGCTTGCGGCTGATCGCTTCTCTGGGGTTGCTCCACTTCGCCAAATCCAAGATACCGGCCGCCGACAAGGGCATAGCCCGCGCAGTCGAGCAGGTCGTGTCGGCCACGAGTCTGCACCCACTCCTCGACGATCTTGCCGCGCTCATCGCGGACTTGTCGCCGGACTTCCGCGGCAAGATGGCCGCAGAGTTTCGTCAAGTGCTTGTTGTCGACGACGCGCGGCAAGCTGATAGCTCCCGCGTTACCGGGCTCGACACGAAGGCCGGACTGAACGTCGAGCTTGCTCTTATCCGCGTCCAAGGTGAGTTGATAATAGCCACGTTCGCGAACGTACGAAGTGTGCCAACCGTCGCCAACGAACATCACGCGAGACGCCGCCTTGTCACTGCCGCCGACACGTTGCGGCGCGGTGTACTCGCGCGATTTGAATTGCGACTTCCCTCGACCAAGGATAGGCAGGCCGCCGCGTTTCAAGCAAACATCGAAGGCCACCTCGGGAAACCAGCCGCTATCGACCATGCGAATCTGCGGCTGAATCAGTTCGCCACGGCGTGGCAGGCCCTCATCGAGTTCGTCATAGATTCGATTGAGCGTCGCGCTGATCGCACTGGCAACCTCGATGCTCTGCGTGTCAGAGTTGCGAATCAGCGACGTGTCGACGCCCGCGAAGCTCACAATCTGGATCTCTCCGTTCTCGCGAAACGCGAGCCCGACGTACCAACAGGTAAACTTTCCAAGGTCGATGCCGACCGCATAGTGTTCCGTGTCATCAGGCAGCACGTTCAGCGGCCATCGCCCGCGGCGATTGTCACGAATCCACGAGGCCCGAAGCGGAACGAAGTCGAGCATCGGCGGCTCGTACGTCTGAGCGAATTTCTTCGTCGCCAGATACTTCGCCTTGTCGATTCCGACCGGCGATTCCGCGTCTAGCTGTGCTCCTTGCCACTCTTCGGCGCCAAGTTCCGCCGTCGTCACAAGCAGATTTTGAAACGCATTCACGCGAAAGAACAGCCTCGCAACCTCGGGGACCGGACCGTTGACGACGCCATCGGGGCCGACAGATTGGCCGCGATGAACGAGACGGCACCGCCTGGCCGACTCTTGCCGCTCCTGCTCGCCGAAGACGTGTTGGCACTTGGGGCATTGCCATCGTGCCGATCGAGCCGCCTCCAATTCGTTCGCCGCATCTTGCCATCCAGTGAGATGTTCGCGATCGAACAGCGAATACTCCGAGCATTTCGGGCACGGTGAATAAATCTCGCTCTCCGTGCTGATCGGCGGGGCCTCGGGATCTTCGGTGTTGCGCAGAGTCCACGGCAGCTCCCGCTTGCTGGTCAACGTCCCTTCGCCGAAAAATCGCCGATTCGTGGTCAGGTTTCCGGCTGCATCGAAACGATTGTAAGCACCCTGCCGAGCCTGTAGTTCGCCGAACGGATCACCGTCGAACCGATAAAGCTCGGTCACCACGATCACCCGGGCCGTGTATCCCGACCGCGTATGCTCGCCGCCGCTCGGAGTGAATGGCTTCAGTTCGCAGCTATTGCCGAGGCTCACGGCTTCTTTCGGCTTGCCGCCCTGGCTGCCAGTGCCTCGCCGCGGCTGCAGCTCGCGCAGCTCCGGCGACGCCATGATCACCGGCAAGATATCGATCGCCCACTTGTCTCCCCACATCTCTTCGTCAGGCAAAGCAACGCCGGTATTCTCGCGCAATTCGCAGACAGCCCACAGCAGCGGAATGACGAACATAACGAGCGTTTTGCCGCCCTGCGCGGGGCTTGTGCCGATAATTTCCGGCCAGCAACCGTTGTCGATCAGGTCGAAGAAAAGAGCCGTCCAGGGCTGGCGATCAACGGTGAAGCGAAAGCCCGCGTAAGGTCCGTCCGGGATGATCACGCATTGCTCGGCAAACTCACGAATCGAACGCACTGGACGTGACAGAGAGCGCATCGCAGCACGAGCAGCCGCGTCGCGCAGTGTCTTTTTGCATGTGTCTCGGAATCTTGGCACAATGGCAATCAGCGAATTAACTCCACTCGATTGAATCAATCATGTCGTTGACTTTCTTCTGCGCGTCTCGTCCGCTGATCGGAATTGCCGATCGTCCGAAGTCCTCACCGAGTTCGCGGAGACCGTCAGCGATGCGTCCCAATAGAGCCTCGACCATGTCGGCCGGGCAGAGTCGGCCCGCTCGCTCTTCGGCTTGCATCTCTTTCAGATCAGCTTCTGCTCGGAGCTTGCGGGCCTTGTCGCAAATGTCATCGGGGTCAATCTCCACTTGCCGCCGGCCGTCGATGTCGCGAGACCATGCGACCACTTTCGAAATATCGTACGAACCATCGGCGTTCGTCGGCGCGGACTTATCGCGCAGTGTCCGAGTCGCGAGCCCCACGGCCCACGCAGCGGCACCCTGGCAGCACGATTCCATAACGGCCCGCTGCTGAGCGTTCCCGAGTTTTTTCGTCTTGGCGGGCATGGTGAGGGACTGGAGTGGCACAACGAAAAAATGTCATTCACGAAAAAACGACAGGATGGGGATGGGATGACCTGCGCCCCTCCCTCCCGGAGGAACCTACGATGCGATGCCCGGGGGGGGCCTCATTTCGATACATCACGCCTCTCGCCCCAGGAACGAGATAAAGGTACACGTCGACGCGTCTGGAATTGTGATTACATCGCTCAGCCCTGTGCCTCGTGTGCGCTTGTATTTAGCCAATCGAGCGACAGTGACTTCGATCACGCCGTCATTATCCGCAGTCAGCGTGATCGGCTTCGCGTCATACGATCGACCGGTATCACTCGTTGGCACGGCAACCATCTGCAGCGTGACAATTGCCCCAGGCTCGGCCGCGAGCAGCTCGTCATAGCACGTCATGCTGAGCGTCGATTGTGCTGGGTTAGCCGCGGGCGTGATTACAATCGCCGTCATACTGTACGTCGCTGCTTCCGTGCCGTTGACGACCAGCGTTGTGCCTGCGTACGAGTAGCCTGATTTACTGATCGATACCGCGTAAGTCGCATCATCGAGATTAAACACAGCCACGCCGCTTGCGTTCGTCAATGAGGCAAACGTGTTGATCCCCTCTGTCATTCGGACAATCGCGTTTTGCAGCGCAGCCGCCCCGTCGTTGACCGTAACCGTGATCGTGCGTGCCCCGGCTCCGGCTCCTACGTTTAGATCGTTAACAACGCTAGTGAGGCCCGTAAGAATGGCCCCTACTTCCGTGTCGATGTATCCTGCGATTGTACTCTGATTCGCAACGGTTGCATCACCAACTGTCGCCGGAAACGTCGCCGCAAGAAATCCTGTTGGCTGCGCGTAGCTGGCCATTCGTGTCGTAATGGCCGCGTCGAGTCGAGCGAGTAGCGTATCAAGATCCAACCCACCAGCGTCACTGATCGGCAATCCACCAGCGGCATCGGCGGCAGCATTTGGAGCGTACGCGACTTGGTTGTTCACATCAACCAGATTGACCTGTCGTGAAACCGTGCGGCACCCCGCAGCCTTGAGCGTGATCACAACCTCGAACGCACCAGTTGCAAACGCACCATCGGGCACATCGCACCGATACACGCCAGGCTGATTGGTATCGTCCACCAGGATAAACCCGCCGCTCGAATAGGCTGCGGATGCTGACGCCAGCGTGGCCATCGTGATCGCAACCCGTGCTCCTCTTGAGCGTGAGTAGGAGCCTGTCACGTCGGTGTAGACTATACCAGTCTTGGGAAGCCCTGTTGTCGAACCTACGAACTCCAAAAACAGGCTGTTGCTAGTGGCACCTTTGAAAATATCGGTCATTGAAAACCCCCGCTGAGATTACCGCCGCCGATCATACCGCCACTACCACCGCCACCAGGATCGTAGAATGGAACATTGGTGTTTGTTGTGTCTGTCCCTGCCCCTAATGATTTTGGATAACTGCCAGACTCGGCGGAAATAATTACGATAGCAGGGGCGGTTGACGAGACTCCAAAAGCACCAGCCGTATTGCCAGTCGCCAAGGCGATAAACGCAATGCCGGCGGCAGAAACAATAACGCCGTGGGCAGCGGAGGTAGTGCCTCCAGTGGCACTTCCATTAAACTTACCTCCACCGCTGACCTGTGCTCCATACGCATTACTGGCACTACCGCCGGTGGCGTTGCCATTCATTATGCCGCCCGACGCTAGAGACACCGCCACCTCTCCACCCACGGTCCCGCCGGTGGCGTTGCCATTCATTATGCCGCCGTTAGTGACTAGACAGCCGAAGGCTCCGGAAACTCCAGCATGGGCGTTTCCGTTCATTATCCCGCCCGCCGAAATTTGCACTCCATGTGCATTTCCTACGCTGCCTCCTGTAGCGTCGCCATTCAAGGCACCGCCAGATAATAGATTCACACCGTGAGCACTGCTGGCACTGCCGCCCGTCGCGTCGCCGTTCATTACTCCACCATTAATGACAGCACCGTAAGCACCACCGCCATTGCCACCCGTAGCGTTTCCATTTAGTGCCCCGCCGACGTTGGCGTTGGTCCCAGCTCGGCTGAATCCGTTACCACCAGTCGAATTTCCGGTATGCGTACTTGAGATATCAAGAACTGTGCCATATCGCGTATTAGTTGTATCACTCCCGAAACTATCTCCAACCTGTTCCGCACCGCCGCTCAAGGTGAGGCAGTTAGTCGTTCCTCCATACGAATCAGCAGTCACAACCACAGCCGTTGAAGCTGTGAATGATCCACCAGCAACTGCCGTTGTACCAACGCGGGTTTTCAAATCTGCAACTGTGATGTTCATATCAATCGTGATCGCTAAACCATTCGCCAGAACAGAGTCTCCAGCCTGCGGGGCCATTCCATACGCAGAGCCATCCGCGTCGTTGTTCCACGTCCGCGTTGACCATGCTCCTGCCGCTGTTGGGTAGACGGTTGCCACTAGCTGGCCTCCAACGAATCAGCCGCAGCACGTAATGCGATTACTAACGCAGCACGATCACCGAGTGACAGAGCAGAGTTAATGCCGCCCTCATTTTGCAGCGCGGCCCAATCTGAATTGAGCGTGTCGATATCTACTCGTGATTGGTACTCAGCCCGTGACGCGGTCACGTCTTGCTCGGTTACTCCTGCGTAAATCTTGCCGCCTGTGATCGCGTCCATGCGAGCTTGCACGTATGCTGAATCGCCGTGGAGTTGACCAACGACTTGCGTTAGTGCGGTCGCGAGAAAACCCGTCTTAGGGTTGCCGTGCGTAAACACGGGCCGGTTGGAAATCTGCAGCTGAGTGAGCAACAACTCAAATCCGGCTTTCAGTTCTGCATTCACGTCCGGTTGCTCGAAGTAATCGACCAGTGGCCCTTTCCAAGTAGCGTTACTTCCAATCCTCAACACCTCAAAGTCAGCAGCTAGTAGGTGTAGCAAGTCATGGTCCGACGTCGGAGAGACTGAGCCTGTTGCCATGATGTCACGCTTGTGACGTGGATCGGCCGCAAGTGTAGCGGCAATCTCTGTGTCCGTTTTTCTTTCGTCTTCGAGCGTCTTGACGAGTTTTAGGTAGTCGAGTTTCATGTTTGGTTATCCGTCTTCAGTTTTTCGGTTACTTCTAACGCGGCTCGATCCGCTCTGGATCGTTCATCCGCAGCACCTTTCAGGCTACCGGATACTGCCGCTTCATCAAAACGAGTTTGTCCATCACTTATCCTCCACAACAGGTTTCGAGAAACGATCCAACGCCTCTTCGATGTGTGATAAATCAGATTCTATCTCTTCAAAGCAGCCAAGCTTCTTCGCGATCGCCCGGAGGATTTTCAAATAACGATGCCAGATCATCTTGAAATGTTCCATGTTATTTGCAGTCTGATCCAGTTTTTGGCCGAGCTTGACAACGTGTGAATCAACTTTGTTGGTTGCAACCACGTTTGCCTGAGTGGCCGCGACTCCTTGCTGAAGTGCCCGCGTTTGCTCGTCCATCGCGGTAATCATCTTCGTTGCTATTCGTGTGATGATTCCGTTCTGTTCATCAAATAACCGACGCATCAAGTAGCGAACAGTGACGCCAATTCCAAACAGTACAGACATTAGAAAAAACAGCAGGATACCAACCATCCCAATTTCGCTGAGCCTGCCCGATGCTTCCAGTGCGTCACTCATCGTTTCTCTGCCTCATGTTGATACTCACTAGTCAGTAACGAAGCCGGGCTTTATCCACGCTTCGACATCGTAATCTACTTCCGGTCTCGGTTGCACTGGCACAACAGGATCTGGCTTCAGACCTTCCCCAATCAAGTAACCTGCTGTCCCTAATCCTAACAGACTACTTGCTCCGATGATCGCGGGTCCAAGCCAGTTATTTGCAGATGCCGGAACTGTTGGTTGTGGAGCCGGAGTATTGTCAGGAAGTTGCACGTTGTACCTGTTTCCGATACTGACTCCCATCTCTGAATCTTCTATCTTTTTGATATCGAATTCACCTTTATCGCCAGTGACGGCAAATCTCTGCGCTGCTTCGGCAAGTGCTATACCCCGGACCATCTTAGCCACCATGACTCCTTGATGCGCGATCCGTGCATCCATAGCCTCGTGAGTGTGACGCATCCATTCTGCTGCATTCTCGATCTTCGTGTCGATGTCGAAGTAGACATCAGGTGATGTCGAACTTTCCGAGTTCTCTGGCTGCGTAGCTGGTCCACCACTCATTGAACGTTCCGTTCTCGTAGGCAATGTCCATTTCCTTAGAGTCCTTCGTAAAGTCCTCCGCTGACTGAGCACCAATCGCGTAAAGTTCGGCTAGATGCTCTTCACCTTGATTGCTTGCTGGCAAGTCTTCGGCCAATGGCATTCTCTAGCTCCAACTGATCCAAACGTGCGGCTAACTTCTGACGCTCTGCTTCGATCTGCCTTCCGACGTCTGCAACGCGAAGCGCCTCTGACCGATAGTGATCGACCTGCCTTCGCAGTTCGATATTCTCGGTTAGTATTCGTTCGCGTTCGGCCTGTTTGACCGCCTCAAGCTCACTCTTGAGACGATCAACTTCCACTTGAAGATCGTCAGTCATATCTAACCCTTAGCGGCAGCAGCACCGCTCAGCGGAATGCCGAGTTGACCGGATTGGCTGGCGACTTCACGAATTCCGAGAGACTGAGCAAGCGTCACAGAGTCACGGTTGCGCTCGTAATTCAGGTCGAGGATCTTGTTGTATTGCTGGTTGTGTTCGGCACCGGCGACGCCAGCTTGTGCAATTCTCGATAGGTTTTGTTCGTGCATCGAAACAGGAATATCAGTCATCTCTTCATCTCCGTTAGGGGTTTCTACATCTACCTCAACTACGTTGTCGAGGATATCGTCGTTTGGGTCAGGCTCGGGCATTACTTCCCGGCCTCTTCGAGGGCCTGTGCGACGGCACTCTTAATCAGGTTTACATCGATTTGCACTCTCATTTTCAGCTTGTCACCGAGCCGCACGCCTCCAGGAATCTCGTCAATCACGTTGCGATTCTCGTCGACCCATTGTGGGAAGAACGGCGGGAGTTTTGCGACCAGTGCATCAATGTCAATATTGTCCGCGGTTGCATCAATCCCGTCAATTCCATTCGTGCCGTCGCTTCCGTTTTCCCCAGGATCGCCCTTCAGTAACGCGATCAACTCCGGCGACGATTTGAATTTGATTATCAACGACGTGACGATGTCTTCCGTTGTCGGATGTTCACACTCGCATTCTTTCGCCGGTGTCGTTGGTTGAATCGGGACTGTTGGATTCGGTCGATCTGGTGGCACCCAAGGCTTTTGTTCCGGTGTTGTCGGGCGTTGTGGAGGGTACAGGTCGGCTTCTGAGATTCCTCCACCCATTCCACCACCACCGTGCTGGCAGTTTCCGCCACTACATTGGACTGTATGTAGCCGTTCAGAAAACTCTCTGATTGCCTTGGTTTGTGCTGAGTTGCATGTGGTGAACACGTCATAACGCTGGCCCTGGCGGTTGCTGATTGCGCCCATCGAATCGCCGCCAGTTGACGAGATTCCTACCACGGTGCCATTGTAAATCCACGGTCCACCACTGTCGCCGTTGGTGACTTTGCCATTGCCTGTTACAAGGCTTTGACCACGTTCTGTGACTCTCGCTTCAAAATGTCGGAAATCGTGCGATGGTCCTCCGAAGCCGCAAACTTCAAATGCTGGGTATAGATTCCCATCAGCGATAGGGACCGGCGTAATACCTTCGACTTCACCGATGAGGATTGCGGCGATGTCGTTGATATGACGTTCTCGCGGCGAGTAGCCTCGGTCATAAGTTGTCGTCCCGGTGAACTGGCGACCATCCTGAAATGTGACGGTCGCTGTTTTGCTCCTGGTGACGTGTGCGGCGGTAAGAACGAATGACAAATCCTTGTGTCGAACGTAGCAGCCGGAACCTCCTGCCTGACCTGACTTGACCTTTACAACCGCGGAGTGGTAATCGGCTGGCTGCGTCCATTCGTACAATTCGGCTTGTGCGGTTGAAACGAGAAGCAAGAGGATTGCGATGACGTTGGTAAACGGTTGAATTGCGGCTACCATCATTTCAGACATTGGCCCCGTATGTGGACGTCGCCCACTGCCATTACAATATGAGCACGGAGCCGGAGCGTACTGAAGGGAACACTCGGTCACAGATGCCGTAATTCCCGACGGAGGCATTGCCTTGCCAGTGCCCATACAAGCAGGGCAACGATTGCGTGCATTGATTGTACTCATTACTGGCTGACCTCAGTGATAAAAATCGATTGGCTGGAATGAACGTACATGCCGACACTTTCTCCGCCCCTTAAAGTGGCTTTGTCACCACCTTTTATTTTCTGTCCGTCTGGTGTTTTCACCTCAACTTTAACAACCGCGGTTTCTCGTGTGTCTTCATTTACAATATTAATACGGATTGTCACGATTATTCTCCTGACTAGGAACGAACTGATAAGTCGATCGAGATGATAACCCTGTAATATGCGACCATGTCTTGCCTTGACAAACACTAGATATACATTCTCTTGTAACTCCAAATTGATCAGCAATGGCTTGTTGAGTAACTCCGATAGATCGCAATTGTAGAATCTCTTTCACGCCGTCAGATGTTAGCTTGTTTTTGCTCGGCTTGAATTGGATTCCAGTTACTTCTCCCCAGTGTCGCCCTGTTACAACATACGAAATTGCTGATTGCCCTACGCCGAACCGTGCGGCGATCTCATCTTGTGGAATACCTGATCGAAATTCATTGACAATTTCACAAGCAGAAGCGGCCGTAAGTTTCGACTTGTAATGATCCTCGCATTTTGGATTCCGACGTCTCTCAACCTTATCACGAGCGTTGTCTTGATGCGTACCAAGCCTCAAATGATCGGGGTTTACGCACCCTGGCGTGTCGCAACTATGAAGCACACACAGCCCTTCAGTTAGATGATAGCACTTTCAATCCTCCATCCCACAAGCTTTGATTGAATCAACCACACTCAAAATAGCTACATCGAAATCAAGCTGAGCGCTGCCGAGGCTCGACACTGGCATCGTAGCGATACTGGAGACGCCTTGGTTCATCGAGATCGACGACTCACCTGTTGCTATCGCCTGGAAGTGAAGTAAGGCGAAACGCTCCGGGGTGAGATTGCCGATTGGTCGACCAACCTTCGAGGCCGGGAATGCGGCGCCTGAAAGGTTGACGAGCGTGCCGGCCTCGTTATCGAGTGTCCCACCTTGAGCTATCGGAAGATTAGGTGTTATCAGTGAGGTAAGATCGAATGGGTCATCAACTTCTTTGAGGACGTTTGAGTTCCAAGCAATGTCGAGAGAGACACCCTGAAGTCCAGAAAATCCAGGATGGTGTTCTCGTACGGTAATCTCGGCGAATAACGTGTCGCCAACTTCGACCGTGTCACCAGTAATTAGAACACCGGGATGACCGCCAATGTCCTCAAAGAGATTCACATCGAACGACGCAACTGCCGCTGCGATTCGTGGTTCGAGTTTCTCAAAGCCCAGCCTCACTTAATGCCGTTCCTTTCTTTCGTAGCGTGCTCCGCTTTTACTTGTTTCTCCGCCAATGACTCACCGTCAACGTAGACGTGACCTAGAATCCTACCGAACGAAAACACGTCGTCTAATCGCCTTACGTTGGGCACTGACTGATTAGACGCACTACCGGGAAATAATTTACGGAATTGCTTATTAGTCACTTGACGCACTACCGATAGTTGCTAAAATGAGGATGTAACGCGGCAACGAGCCGCAACTCGCCGACTGAGTGAGTCGGAGCCGTGGCCCGCGAAGCCACGAAAGGAGAAAGAAAATGCGATACGAACTGAATGGTGCGAACTTGGTTTTTCACGCGGAATCCGGCGATCCTTGGAAGGGGGTTCAATCCGCACAGAGAATCGAAACAATTTCCGGCGTGGAGTGCGTAACGTGCTTCGGCACTGTCCGCAACACCGACCTGAAAAAGGATGTCCGGCTGTGCGTACGGATCGACAACAAGCCTGGATTGCCAGAACTCGTTGCGGCTTGGACTGCCGCGATTAAAGCCGAGGAATCTCGAAAAGTGGCTGAGGCGACGGCCGAGCTGGACGGCATCACCAGCGGTGCGACTCCGATTACTGTGTACTATCACGACGGTGAATACCTCAGTGGTCACACTCTCCACGGTCCAGCCGCGAACATGCTGGTTAAAATCGGCGTTGCCAAGGACGTCAGTGGCTGGGGAGTTCACGTCGATTCCAAGCTCGTCGAAGCTCTCGGTACTACCTTCACGTATCCGCAGGCTCGCGAGTTTGCATCGCCGATCATTGAGAAGATCGAAGCCGCAAAGGCCAAGGCTGCCGAGCACGATGCCGCGATCGAATTGCGCCGATCCGAGTTGCTTGCAAGCGGCAAGCGGCTTGCGACACCAAAGCAACTCGGTGTCATCTACCGCGCCAAGAAGGATTGGTTCGACTTGTTCGACGGCGCGACCAGCTACGGCATGTATGGGCCATCGGACGATCAGCTTGCGACGATGACTATCGATGAAGCTTCCGCTTTGGTTGGTCAGATCATGTCCGCGAGAAAGGCGGGTGAGTAAATGAGATCGTACTATCATGCCGGTCGCGTGCTTGGACAAATGCAATCGATGTTCGGCGGACGAATGACGCCAGTTGCGCTCGGCAACTCGGTAGCTCTGGCCAACCGCATTCCGGTTGTTCTTCGGCACCTTTGGCCGGAGGCGATGCGAAGCGAAGACTTCGTTCTCCTGCTTTCGGAAGGTGAGCTGCCGAGCACGCCCCCGAACGGCGAGCAACAGGCGGACGTGTGGCTCGGCTTTTATCACCGGAAACACGAACTTCGCAAGTGAGCCTTTCGCCATCGCCGCGCCGGTGTCGCAACCGGCCCCGCAAGGGACAAGCGGCGATGGCGGCTTTTTGAAAGCGCAACAATGCAACTCCCCAAAACACTCCTCGAAGCCGTCCGTCATTTCTCTGACCTGGACGTGTGCAACGAGTATCTCGGCTCGATCAAGTGGCCCGGTGGAAAGCCGATCTGCCCGAAGTGCGGTGGCGACTCGGTCGGCTATCTCGTCGCCCGCAAGAAGCTCAAGTGCAACTCCAAGGCGTGCCAAAAACAGTTTAGCTACAAGGTCGACACGATCTTTGAAGACTCGCCGCTTGGGCTCGACAAGTGGCTCGTCGCGGTTTGGTGCGTCGCAAATTGCAAGAACGGCATCAGCAGTCACGAACTCGGCAGGTCGATCGGAGTCACCCAGAAGACGGCATGGTTCATGCTCCATCGCATTCGCGTGGCGATGGACATCGAAAGCGGCGACAAGCACGATGGGGATGCGGAAGCCGACACGACCTACATCGGCGGCGCGGCGAAGAACATGCACCACAAGCGGCGAAAGGCGAAGATTACGGGCCGTGGTGGCGTCGACAAGATCGCTGTGCATGGCGTGCTGAGGCGAGCGACGGGCGGACATCACAGCACGATCAGCGCGAAGGTCATTACGACAGAGAACGCCGAAAAGCTGATGGCCGAAGTTCGGCGACAAGTCAAATACGGTGCGAACGTCTACACCGACTCGGCATCGAGCTACGGCGACTTGGCTTTGACTCACCGTCACAAGATGGTCGACCATTCGAAGTGTTTCGTCGTTGGCACTGTCCACGTCAACGGCGTGGAAAACTTCTGGTCGCTTCTGAAGCGAACGCTCAAAGGCACCTACGTTGCCGTCGCGCCGTACCATCTTTTCCGCTACGTCGTCGAGCAGGTTTTTCGATTCGACAACAGGCAAACGAATGACGCAGGACGATTCAACATTGTGATGCACAGATGCGTTGGCAAACGGTTGACGTGGCGAATGCTGTGCGGCATTGGCGATGCTGGTTTCATGGGGATCAACTAGGAGGATCAAGGCGATGGGAAAGCCGAAAGAATGGCAAGCGTTTGACACACTTGCCAAGCAGTTAGTGAAGGTGCCGAAAGACAAAGTCGACGCCAAAATTGCGGCGACTAAGAAGCGGCGAGTGAAAAAGAAAAAGTGAGTTAGCATGTTTCGTGCCAATGGAAATGGTAGTGCGTCTAATCAGTCAGTGCCTTACGTTGTCGAGTGGAACAACCAAGACGGCCTGCTTGCCTTCGTGCGGCTTGAGGTTGTCGCGGCTCTCAACACCTCCGTTGTCTCGCAGTTCCGAGGAGCTTCATTTGTTATTCGGCTTCCTCAATCGTGACGGACGGCTCGACACCATCTCGCAACTCTCGCAACTCGCGAATCTCTCGTTCCATCGACTTCTCGTGAAGCTCGTAAACCTGAAGATCTTCTTCACGATCTTCAAGTTCCTGGGTTAATGTTCGACACCGCAACACAACAGGAATGGTCGTCGAGACGGCTACCGAAAGTGCACCGGCAAGGAATATCCAGAAACACTGATTGATGCTGATTGTCATGGATTAATGCCTTACTGGTGAAGGCTCTTCGGCATTGACTGCTGCTGGCACATCGCACTTACTTTTCGGACAACTAGGTGATTGGAAATCACCACGGCACGAGGCATAAGCCACAGCCGCCAATGAAAACAGTAACACACCCAACAAATACCTAGTCATCGATCTCCCCTGAAATATGTCCACTCTGAATCAACCGATCATTCAACTTTGGCCGTCCGCCGATGCTTGCCGGATCGAACGGATGGAAACTGAAGATCCCGAATCCTCTCACGGCATTATTGGCTGTGATCTTCGCACTACCACTTTGATACCCGTACCCATCACCACGCCACCCCAATGCGAGAACGTGATTCGCAACGTGCCGGTGACAATTGAGACAATCCTCTCTTCCTATGCCGACAATCGAAGGACGATATTTAGCCGGGACGATGCTGCTCGTTTCCGAGTACAGATCGCTTGATTCGAGCACTTCGCGAAGAGGTGTATTCAGCAGATGATCAACGATATCATTCGGCAACGGAGGTAGCTTTGCTTCGACAAGAGTTGCCCGAAACGATGGCGGCGAATGGAGCGGATCAACAAACTGCGTCATTACTTTCGGCGTGTTGCCAATCAGTGTTGCGAGTTCCTTGTGACCAACAAACCACACCTCGTTCGCCAATCCCCACGTCGTATTGTGTTGGCGAAACACCGCCGATTGCCAAGCGTCCGGCTCTCGTGTGAGTGTGCGAATCTCGATCGGATAGGTTCTTCCATTACGAATAAATCCGATAATCTCGCCGAGCACGGAGTCAACTTCAAACTCCCACTCAACCGTTGGATCGGTATCAACATTAGCGTAGAGATTGTCGCGGCGACCTCTGAACACTTGCACCGGCTTGTGCTGCGGGTGCCAGTAGAATTTGACAACCGCAATCTCTCGCGAGTTGACGTTGTGCAGACCGCCGCCAACCTTCCAAGGGAATTCGTTTGACGGATTCGTTTGGTTGCCATTCAGATTAAACTGAAAACTCTGATGCACGATGCGAAGCGGCCTCAATGCAGCGTGTTGTACCACCCGCGGCATTGTCTGTGAATCGTAGAACAGCGTCCACTCGTCCGCGAAGATCGTACGTAGCTCATCTGATTCAATCGGCGGCATGCAACGAACGACCGGGTGAACAGCAAACGCCAGCGACGAGACAACGAGCACAATCGTCACGATGATCGCGATGAATGCGAACTCAGGAAGTAATTTACGCATCGACTAATTCTCCTTCACTTCTCAGGATGTCCACGCAGTCCTTGAATCGTCAGCAATAAACCGATGCCGGCTGCGACGGAAAGGAACGTCGCGACCGGCTCGGCTTCGGCGACGTGATCTGCTGGATTGCTCCAGGAGTCACACCGGCGAATTCGTTAAATCGCGTGCGTCCCTTCGACGCAGCGGTCAATTCGTTCCTTGGTTCGCGTGTGCAAAGACTCCATCGCGCCAATCACGCCGTCCAGTGCGAGTTGGTTCGATTCGCACGAATACGGGCCGCTTTGGAATCCTTCAAGACGATCACGGACGATTGCCAGTAACGCCTCGTTGCTGATACCGTTCACGCCAACTTCGTTGATTGGTCCGTCCTGAAAGCCGAATTCCGCGAGCGTGCCAAGCTCATCGGTTCCGATGCTGTAGACGTGGCAAGCATTGCCTTGTCCCGGTTCGTCAACGGCAACAACTTGCAGCGACTCGTTCAATCCGTTGACTTTGTGGGTCGTGATCTCTCGCATGGGTTCCCTTTGCTTCGAAACGAAAATAGGCCAATCGCTCCGGTCCGATGTCGGAGTGATTGGCCTTTGGGTGTTCGGCACCTGGGCCTAATGAATTGTCGAGTGGTCCTACTTGCGTTTCATGATCGTCCTCCTGATTCGTGGACAGCAGAAGATTGTTGCTTCCGCGGTCCCTAAATAGATTTCACCGTGTCGGTGCTAATTAGCTTCCCAGTATTACCGATGGAATCGGGATTGACAATCCGAATGTGTTGATCCGAAGTAATTACAACCTGGACCTCGCCCTTGCCGATGCCAGCGATTAACACCGTTGTATCTTTGCCGATCTTGATTGCGCGTCCGAGTTTGATGCTTCGTTCCATGCTTTGCTTCCGTTCCTGGGGGTCTCTTGTTAGATATGTGGGATTCCCGTTTCGACCGAATTAGGGTTCCCTTGGCTGCCAATCACCGCACCAATCACCTTCGTTATAGATCCCATCTTCGTCTACGAAACCGGGGCTTACTGATGGCCATGCAACATCAAACGTGCCGTAATTTTTGAGAGTCCCATTGGCATGAATCATTCGCAGGTACACCGCCTGCGGCGCATTCCTACGGCACTAGGAATCGCCCGAACTTTCGTCTAAGAATCGGCACGTATCGCAACGCTCTTTCCTGCTTGACGGCTGCTTCTGAGGGCATGGTGTCATGGCTTCACCTTTTCAATTATTGGATTCCGTTTGCGCCACTTCTCTATGAACCACGATAGGTCGCGACCGTCGTAGTATGAACGCTTTCCGTCGATGGGGAACCAATGAGCGTAAGCCTTGCGGTAGTCAGCGAGAAACTCGTCACATTCTTCGGTCCAGTCGATTTCGTGGACAGTGTATTGGTCGATAACTCTCTCGTCAGGACCAATTATCTTGACGAACTTATTTACACCATCGTCTTCAATGAGACCTTGTAATACTACGTCCCAGTGGTCGAATTCGCAGATTAGTCGTTGCCTGACCCACGCATACGAGACTTGTTCATTCATGGGCTAGGTTCCTCCTTCCAAGATTCCAATTCATCCGAGCCAACCGCGAACGCAAAACCACGAGGCTTACCTTCGATCACCTCGACACACCACAACAGCAGTTCGCCAGTTCCTCGCCGCTTGAAACGCTTATCGGGTTCGTTGCGTTCTGATCCTACCACCTGAATTATTCCGCTGTCGCACACTTCCGGCGGTGCTTTAAATCGTTTACCGATTATGTCCTTGGCTTTCGCTATCATCTATTTCCTCCGTTCTCTTAGGCTTGCAATTGTCGTGCTGCCAGGTCGTCTGACTCGCACACTTTCACGTCTTTGACTCCACGAATTCGCAACTCTGACAGTGCTTGCAATGCCGATAAGGAAGTACTCCGTCGATCTGATTAACAAGTCCCCATTCATGCTCGACGCAAGATGTCGAATAGTCCGGTTCGTATTCAATCTCAACAACGAACTTGAATCCGCACGACTCGCATTCCATCTCACCGGAGTCTTCATCGTGGATTCCAACCGGGTCGTGTTCGTGCTTACACTTCGGGCATTCGATTGTTTCATCAGCCATGTTTCACCTCGTAATCTCCATAGTAATTCAATCGCCTATTTGACCTGCGCCAAGACTTGCCACCGACTTCTTCAACTTGCTAAACTCCGACGCTGCCTTGTCGAGTCTCTCAATCAACTGTCCTATCACTGCGTCACGCTCGTTCTCACTCGCCAGAATCTCGTCATACCGTTGGCTCATTGCGTCCGCTCGCTTCTCTAATCTTGCCATCTGTGCCGACTGCTCGTTCATTCTGTGGCACACTCCCTCGTACTGAGTTCGCCACCATGAGGCTGTGAATTTGTCTTCCTTGACGGGGTCGCTCATTGTTCTAGTGCCTCGACTATTCTGCGGCCTATCCAAAATGCGATTTTCGGAACTACTGAATTGCCGAGAACTCTCAGTCGATCTTCGTCCAGTCCTTTCCGAAACCCATCAGCCACTCCGAGAATGTCGGCATCAGGCACAGCCCAAACTCGTCCGCTAAGACCTCGTTTAAGTTCCGGTTTCCGCCCGCACCACTCCGAAGTTTCTTGTTGTGACCGCGCGTCAAGGATTCGATCCGAAGTAATGATCGGCGTGAGTCGGTCGCCGTTGGGGTAGGCCAGAATAAAAACGCGGTCCCTGATGTGATACGCACCGAAGCCGGCAGCGCTGAGACAATGCCATTCCGCATCATACCCGCCCTCGGCAAGGTCGCAGAGAACGACATCAAGCCCCCGTGTAAGCAACGCTGATACGTTTTCAATGAGCACGAATCGAGGTCGCAGAACGCGAATGATACGAGAGAATTCTTTCCATAGTCCACTGTGCTCACCGCTGATCCCTTCGCGTTTTCCTGCGTCTGATATTTCCGTGCATGGGAAACCTCCGGCAATAAGGTCGACACTCTCGGTATCAGATTGCGGCCACGTTCGCACGTCGTCATGCCGGCGGACGTCTGGCCAATGTCTGGCGAGCACTTGCCTCGCAAAGGCGTCGATTTCAACTTGCCACCTGCATTGCATGCCAGAACGATCAAGGCCAAGATCAAGGCCGCCGATACCTGAGAATAAGCTTCCGAAAGTAAGCGTCATCGTTCAGTTGCCTTATCTGCGATCTTACGCGCCGCTTCGCAAACGTCAGACGCAAACAGTCGTGAACAATCTATCTGCGGTCCCTGTGATGCACAGATTCCAGTTATCGCCGCAGCCATGAATATATCGTGTCGGCTGATCGTCTCCACCGGTCCCGTCTCGACACGATCCTCAGAGACAATCAAGCCACGATCTTCTGCAAGCCACCGCGGTATCGTCACACTCGACACTGTCTGTCCGTCCTGTAGGTCGACGTACGACTTCGGCAATTGTATCGGTTCGCATCCGTCCGCCTTCAGCCACCACGACGCCTTATGGTCCGACACCGTTCGTGGTGGCTCCAGTGTTACCGTTAGCAGTTCGTTGTTGTCCATGATTCACTACCCTCAATGTTTTCGTGTCGAGTTCTGTCGGGCTCGCAGTGAGCATCTGGTTGCGTTGGCAGGTGAACAACTAGCGGCCCGCGCAGGACGGTTCCTACCCCGCATTTTGGCCTTTCACCGTGGCTGCAATCTTCACATCCTCACCACACCTAACGTCAGCTTTACGCCCTGCGGCGCCGCGTAAACACGTTTCGGATTTGACATGCAGCTTTCGGCTCTTAGCGGGGGCTTCATCCCCTGGCCACGGAACGTATGCACCAGTTAACCGTTTGCCCAATCTGGGGCTATGTCTTGGATATCTCCGATTGGATGAACGAAACGATATGACGCATGTTGTCCGTCGTCGGCTCCAGCTTCGACAGAAATTCCAAGTACCATTGCGGGCACTCGCGTAACCTCTTGCCGGCGAACTTTCCGAACCACAACTTTGCGTCCCACGATTGCAGACGATCGGCCTTAATTCGTTCGGCTTTGAGACTGATCTTCCGCTTGCAGTTTTTCCGCGTACGAGTGGTGTTGCCTTGCCGTCCCTTGCGGGCTGCGTCTTTGGCTCGTGCTTTGGCCCAGTCATCTCGTGGCATCAGGAATTACCTTCTGCTTCTACGTCTTCGGAACCTTCCATCGCTTCCCATGTCTCCTTGTCGGCAAGTGCCAACGCGGCTCCAAGCGAACCGTCCGTCTTGGCTCGCATTTCAAGCAACTGTTTCTCGACGTGTTCAGGACTGGCGAACGGAAACGCCGTTGCTCCCATCAGCAACGCGCCAATCTCATCGTCTGGCAATTCTGGGTAATGTCGTCTCGCAGCATCAACGCATAACTGACACATCAAGCGAGCCCTCCATTCAGCACATTGAAAGAGCCTCCGTGGGGAATCGAACCCTCCAGTGGACGCCGCGGACGTTTCGCAATGCCTTTAAAGAACGCACGAAACGCCCTGTCAAGATTAGCAAATGGGGTCGCGTGTGCGTCGCGGTGAATGTCTTTCATCCACGGGAATAACTCATACTTGGTAGCGTTGAATTCCTTTTTGAGTTGCATCCCGCATGGCCTGCCGCCCTCTTTATACTGCCGATCCCACTCCGCCACAGCGTGATTCCAAACGAACCGAGCACAGCCCGCCGCTTGCGAGAAATACTGACGTTGCTTGAAGGTTGTGTCGAGTGCAATCTTGTGCGAGAGAATCATATCATTGCTCCAATAGAATCGCTCGGCTCCCGCCAGCGCCTGTAACTGGATGGCACGTGGTAGATTATCGCCCGGAGTACGACTTGTTGAGGTGCATGAACTTCTGCTTCCACTCCCAGTCGTCCATCACGAAGCATTGAAACTGCGACTGCGTCAACTGAATGTTCTCGCCGACTTCCCACTCTGCCATCTGAATCGCAACGTCGTAAGAGCGAGTGTGATCCTGCGGAACTTCGAGAAAAAACGACACTTGCGAAAGAACTATCACTTGATTCTGCAATGCGTCGTCTGGGTCGAATCGGTCTATCTTTGCCGCAATCATCGCCTGATTGTCGGCGATCAGCTTGCGAGCACGTGACACTTGCTTCTCCAGTTCGGTAGTCGCGTCCGAACGATAGCCAGCAACCGATTCCACGTAAGCATGCTTGTGGATCTCTCGATTTTCCCTGAGCGTATCCAGCAATTTGATTCTGTTCACGGTTACTGTTCTCTCTTCCAATCCCATCGCTTCTGAGTCTCGCATCAGATTCTCCGCTCAAAGGAAATGTGTTTACGAAAAAGCCACGGGCTCGAATGAACCCGTGGCCGGTGTCACGCGCATCTAGCTTGGCGGCAGGAGAGTACGCGAATTGAAGTGTAGCATGAAGTTGTGACATCTCAAACTCTCCGTTTCTGTTGCCGCCAAGCAACTGGTAATAAGGTAATGGTTTTCGTGTGAATGTCAAACGTAAATGAGTGGATATTTTTAAGTGGGTTGGGTGGTTGGAGTTACTGATTACGATCTCCTGACTGCCATTAAAAACGCAGTTCCGAACTGAAATCGACACGCCAGCATATCAGGTGTTGTAGAGCTGTGAATTCTCAATGCAGGCAACTGATTCAGAAGCCACACGTAACGACTCGCGAACATCCTGATGCCGATCGCGACTAACTCAACGGCCTCTTCGCAACGGTATTCCTCGACAAGCGATCCTAAGCACGAGTCGCATTTGTGAATGTGACCCATGTTGCATTCAGCCTTGCCGGTACCATCGCACCTACTACATGGACGGGTAGTGACCCATTGTTCATTCGCACGAGACGGCGGTCCTTCCGTATTGGGAAGCTTGATCTTCAATTCTTTGCCGATCGAATCTAGTATCGCTGAGATTCCAGGAGGATTGCGAGGTGTTTCTAACGACCATTTTCCATCAATGAATCGATTGCAATGGAACGACTCTTCTGGCTCGTCGCAGTCGAATACCACCATCATTCGACCGTCAGTGATTATCAATTGACCATCACGCCAGAACGGTGGAACAGTTTCAAGCGACAGCCTTGGCGCAAGGAAGTCCCGCAGTTCGCACAATTCGGCGGTGGCGGTAGTTGTCATCGGTATTAGCTCCTATCGGTCAAAATGGGTACAGGTCGCGTACTCGGCGGCTCAGAATGGAACGTCAACAGGTTGTTGTCGTCCTTCGCGAATTGCAAGCGTCTCGCGAATGTGTATATCGAGCCCCCTTTGTTTCACAAACTCTTTATCGAGGCACCACTTCAGGAAGCTGGTTGGAACATCCTTTAGAGGCTTTCCTGCGTGATCCTTACTAAACGTCAAAATGTGATCTGGACCGGTCTTGCTCTTGAGCTTCGTAATCACCGCACCAGCTTGACCGCGAGACATTCCCATCGCCTTGTCGGGATTGACTCCCAACTTCACGAGCAACGCAACTTGCTTGACGCTGGGGCCGTTTGGATTCGGCGTGTAGTCGGTGTCTGGGTTAAACTTGCGTCCTGCAAACAGGTCAACGTCCGTCGCGGTGTACTGGGCACGGTCTGCCTTGTGTCGAGTCGACGCCCTTGCAAGCCGTTCCTCTTCCTGTTTCTTTAACTTGGCTTCTCGGGCGGTCTTGGCCTTCTCAATCAACTCTTCCATGTCGACCGCTGTATTTGCTTCCTTAGCAGCGATCAACGCAGATTCCAAGTCGATCGGCTCCACGTCGTCACCAGCGAGAACGTCTGCAACGGTAATGAGCTTGTGGTTTCCGCTGTTGCCAACGAAATCGAGAATCACGCAATTAGGCTTATCACTTGCCGCGATCGCCGCGCGTCGAGCCTCGGCGGTGTCAGGACCATCGACAACGCCCTCTAATGGTCGCGTCCCACGTCCGATAATTTGGTAGTACAGCGACTCCGCTTTTGTTGGTCGAGCGTTCGCGATGATGTAGGTTTTCGGAGCATCAAAGCCCTCGGTAAAGCACATGCAATTCACGAGTATTTGGGTCTCTCCACGCTTGTATCGTTCGATGATGTCGCGACGTTCTGATTTGTCCGTCTTGTCAATCACCATCTCGGCAGTCACGCCGTCATAGGCATTGAACGCCGCTGTCAGTTTCGCCGCGTGCTCTTGACCGGCTGCGAATACGAGCGTCGGACGCCCGGCTGCTTCGTCGATTGTTGGCTTCGCGATCGCGTGCAATAGCCTCTCTTCATCCTCGTCACAGTCACCAAGGAATGCACGCTCACGAGCACCTTCGGCAAGATCGCCTTTGACCGTCTTCACCTTGGACAAGTCGAGTGAATCAACCTGAATGAATCGTTGACGAATCGGAACGAGCCAACCATCATCGATCGCTTGCTTGAGTCCCATTTCGTACGCGACGGAATCACAGACGTTGTGCAGTCCAACACCGTCAGATCGTTTTGGAGTCGCTGTCACAAGCAGTATCTTGAGTTCTGGATTCTGGCTGTACCATTCGATCAGTAGACGGTAGCTCTCAGCGGTTGCGTGATGAGCCTCGTCGATGATCAGCAGGCCGAACTTGTGCGGGTTGAACTTGGTAAAGCGTCGAACCTTCCCCTTGTCGGAGCACATCGGGCAACCGCCGCCATTACAGTCGGGGCACTTTGAGAATGCCGTTTGGGTTTGCACGGTCGATACAATTACCTTCTCGAATCCCGCGCGATCTGTCCCCATTTCTACGCCAGCGGTCAGGCCAGCACGCTTGGCATGCGCGACCGCTTGGTAGATCAATTCGCTTCTGTGTGCGAGAACAAGGATTCTCTTCATCGCTCCGTCCACCTTCTCATTACTTCGCTGAACACGACCGATTTACCGCAACCGGTCGGAAGGCAAACTAGAGTTGCCCGGCTGGTTTCAAATTCAGTGAATACGTTATCGACAGATGCTTTTTGGTACGGTCGAAGTGTGATCTCGCTCGGCTTGACCGACTTCGCAGCAGTCAGTTCACGCCGCTTTATTTCTTCCTTGATGTCGTCGAATAGAAAGAGCTTCTGGCTCATATCCCAAGCCACCCTTTCTCCGCATCTGACAAGACGCCCCTTGAGCGAATGGGAATGAATCCATGACCTTCACACCGCTTGCAGTCAGACTTCACCTTACCCTTGCATTTCGGACACTCGCACAACATTCCTGCTTGCTGAATCGACCGCTTGGCATCTCGCAATAGAGTGTCGATATGCACAAGCTCCAGCCACTCGCCACCCTTGACGGTCGCCAGTTCCTTGACCTCACGACGGGCCTTGTCGAGCGAGTTGCCGAGCGTCTTGAGAACGGCGTTCAGCCCGTGTTGCTCTCGTAGCGAGTCGATAACCACTCGCTCTAGTTCATCCAGGACGATGGACGCCTGTGACTTTGGCGGTTCTGGTTCGTCCGCATCACCAACAGGTTCACCCTGGGGATGCGAGCACGCCGAGCACGCCGAGCCGCTGTCGTCTTCAGTCCATTCCGTACAGCCGCAATTGGGGCAGGGCTCGGATGTCGGCGTGACGGATTCCGCATCGACAGTGTTATCGTCGTCGGCTTCTGGTTCTTCCTCGTTATCCTCGGGCTCCACGACAACCGTGTGTAACGCGATCAATTCCTTGGCTTGCTTGTGGGTTAGCCGCCCACCTTTCTTAGCGATTTTGATTGCGTCCTTAATCGCCTTCTCTGGGGTGGTAGTTTGGGCTAAGTCGTACAAAGCGTAGTCGTCAAACCCAATAAAATTAAGGGTGGAGTCATTCCCTACGTAGGGAAAAACAATTCGATCAAAGACGCTGGCGATGCGATACGCGCTCGACTTTGACATGCCGAAAGTTTCGTCCGCCCACGTTATGAATGTGCCGTTTTCGTCTTCCGCTTTGCAGTCGTCTCGGGCTCCTGCGAACTCTTCCGCAAGATCAAATAGAGAACGCTTTGCGGACGCCAGATGCTTCTTAACTCGCCCCTCACGATAGATCAGCTTGCTCTTGAGTTCCTTGCTGATTCCGTCGAAACATGATGTTGTCAACGCTTTTGCCATGTCGATCTCTTTGGTTAAGCCGCTCAGGCCGAATCGCCGGGTACCGACGTCGGACAAAGAACAACGCCACCCGAAAACGGGCGTCCGGCGATTCGGTCTGAGGGGCTGAATTGAAAATGAACTTTGTCGTAAGAATTTCGGTACGTCGCATATTGAAACCGATCACGTCGTGGATGTCAAGATGGAATCAGATCCTCAAAAGTTGGTACGTTCCTCGTTCGTCGATTGCCGGTATGTCCATCCAGCCAAACGGCAATAGTTCAATCTCAGCCGACGTGAGCGGCTTCTGCTCGTGTGCAAGGAAATGAAAGTGCTATCTGTTGTCGATTGTTCACGTCGCTACCCGCTCCTTAATCAACTGAATCAAACGCCCACTACATTCTCTGTCGTGCCACTGCCGCCAGATATCATTCTTTTCTGGAACCGTCCCCCATGCTAATCCGTGTCTCAATCGATATCCCTGCCACTTGCAGCCGTGACGCTTTTCACAACACCACACACCAGTATCTACGGGGCCGTGTTCCACGCTTCACCGTCCAATTTCATTGTGTTACGTCCTGTTCATCGAGTCATTAATTGCACATAGCGGGCCACGATGGCATCCATTCCGCCGATCCAAATCTGTCAATCTCACGCGGTGTTAAATACGTCACGACGCCTCCATCGGCGGTATGAACAACGAGTATCAACGCGACACAATCGTCTTCCTCAAACTTCGCTCGGTATCGATCGCCGTCTTTCTCAAGCGTTGGTGGCTTTGAACTGTTGACGATCCTCGCTCTGACCGTCCAGTCGAGATGGTTCGTTAGTGTTATTCCAGCTTCAATAAGTCCGTTCAGAACATCCAGATTGTCACCGCATGTTTGGCGGTTGATTTTCATTAATCCACTTATAGTTATCGACTCGAACCCGATCCAGAGATGCTTAACCAAGTAAGCGTGATCTATCGCATTTGTGCAATCCAAAACAGCCTTCATGGGCGTACATCCTGTTCATCGAGCCTCTTAACAATATCCACCCAACGTGTCCGCCAAAATTTCGTTGTCCTCTTCTGATCCAACAAGCAGTCGTATAGCTCATGGTTTGCGCGTCGCCAGTTGCGATCACAGATCCAATGAGACGCGAGTGCGCCGACGAGAAATCCAGAAGCGAATGCGATTGCAAATGCGATTGTCATTGTGCGAGTTCTCCTTCAACTACCCTTCCGTCAACTGCCACGATATCAGGCAAACTTCAGTCGCTGCGTATCCGAACATTCACAGAGCTTCGTGCTCGAGGCCGCGCGTTCGCCATGCGTCGTAGTTGCGTGGTAGTGGGTCTTTATTGGCTCAATCCGTGCAGTGTTTCTTCGCCACTTCAAGAACGTCTATGGCGTATTGAAGGATCTCGCTTTCCTTTCTGTGAGACGGACCATCAACAACAACAGTCACTCGCGAATCACCAGCCGGAAAGCTCCACTCGCACTTGTGCCTTTGCACCAACTGATGGAACACTTCCTTTAACTTGGTGACATCGGCGATATCCAAATCATTCAAAGTAACCGAATACATCGAAGTTCCTTCACTTCAAGAGGATCCTTTCAATCAAATCCGCAACGGTAATGCCACGTTCATTCGCTCGTCTTAAAAGTTCCGCGTCGATCTCAGCGTCGGATGGTTCACGAAACCGAGCCTCATTGTCGAGACGCTTTTCGTACTCGTGCTCTCGTGATTCGCGTTCGTCGTAGTCGAATTGGTTCACTGATCGCTCCAAATTCCGCGAATTCCACTAGCGAATCCGAAAATGATAAACCCAACACTGAGAAGTCTCCTAAAGTGATCTACCGGTTCTTGGCGATCGGAAATCGTCGCTCCATATCCAATGAATCCAAGGACGGCAATCGTTACCACGAGCATAATGCCAGTTCCGATTAGACGAATGCGAAACTCTCGTTTATTGCGGGTGCATTTAGAACAGTCGCAGTCGTTGACCCAGTCGTTCACGGTGTCTCCCTGTAGAGCGGCTCGCGGAAGTAAGGAGGCAGACTATCGACGACTGACGCGGCGATTGTTTCGCGGAAGGATGATCCCCATGCCGCCAGAGCACAGTACACAGCTTTGCGTACATCCCCGCTCGGATCTTCGATGGGCTCGCGTTCGTGTTCGGCTACCTCGGCGAATAATTCGTACGACTCATGGTTGCACTCGAACTTCCACGTTGAGTCTCCTTCAACAGCAGTTAGTAGTCCATACCAAGACTCTGTGCCTTGATTGCGGAATCGGCATGCCATCCCGATGTCATCCGCCGTTGCTGGTCGCCATACGATTGCCATTACGCTTGCGTCCTTTCATGCGGAAAGTATGGGTAGCTCTCGCACAGGTTGTGATCGAGATGCAGATTGCAATCCTCTTTCGTGTAGCCGCACGTCGGGCAATGCTTTGCAGTTGCCTCGTGTGATGTACTCTGAGTCTCTGCCAACAGAATCTTCTCAAGTACCTTTGTTATCATCCAGCAATACCAACTGGCATTGTCGCGGTCGTCGCAACTGGGCTCAGTTATCCGAAACTGCTGATTCTCGACAACGAGCCACGCA